CCCGTGGCAATCATAGCATAGTTACCAATAGCAATCGAATTGCTTGAAAATGATGCACTAGGATCAATACCTGTATTCGAACCTAAAAATATACTATGACTAGCTCCATCACCACCAGCACCAAACCCAATGGATACATTAAAATTACCTTCCGATGAATTCCCACCTGATCCAAAGCCAATAAATACGTTATTACTTCCAATAGTGTTATCAACACCCGATGAATATCCCATAAATGTATTATTATTCCCAGATGTATTTACAACTCCAGAATCTCTACCCATAAATGAATTTTGTATTCCTAGGTTATTATTATAACCGGCTCTTGACCCAACGAATGTATTCAAACCACCAGTCACATTTGAGAATCCAGCAGAATATCCAATGAAAGTGTTACAATGACCTCCGATGTTTGCATTACCAGCCAAAGAACCCATGAATGTATTAAAATTACCAAAACCGTTACTATTACCAGAATCATTACCAACGAATGTATTATCAACTCCGATGCAGTTATTAGCACCAGAATGATATCCGAAAAATGAATTCCTAGATACTGTGTTCTTCCTTCCCGCACAACGACCCACGATTGTATTCTGAAGTCCATTAGTATTTGAACATCCTGCCCCGCTTCCCACAAATGTGTTATCACTACCACCTAGATTTCCAGAACCAGTTTCATAACCGATAAATACATTCCCATCACCAGTTTCACTAAACTGTCCAGCAAACGCACCAATAAATGTATTTAGGAAACCCGTAGAATTTGTTAAACCAGCACCCTTACCGATAAATACATTACCAACACCGCTTGTATTTCTCAACCCAGCCTCTTCACCAATAAAAACGTTGTAATCTCCTTGGCTTACTTTACCAGCATTACTACCAATAATAACTGAACCAGTTGTACCAGTAGTATCTTTCCCGGCATTTCTACCAATAAGTACAGAATCGAATACAGCAGTCGAGGCCGATCCGGCACCAACACCTAAATAAACATATCCATTACCAACATTAGAATTCGTTTTCCCTGTTATATAAATAGATTCATTCGAAACATCTATATAATCGATAGCAGGACCAGTTGCTCCCGTTGATCCAGTTACACCACTTGAACCAGTTGCTCCAGTTGATCCAGTTACACCACTTGGACCAGTTGCTCCAGTTGATCCAGTTACACCACTTGGACCAGTTGCTCCAGTTACACCACTTGGACCAGTTGCTCCCGTTGATCCAGTTACACCACTTGAACCAGTTGAACCAGTTGCTCCCGTTGATCCAGTTACACCACTTGGACCAGTTGCTCCCGTTGCTCCAACAGGACCAATAGCATCATATACTTCTAGATTACCAGGATTAGATATCGTAGAACCGGTAGCTGAAATTAATGAACCATTAACAACAACTACTCTAGCAAACGTTCCTATATCCAATGTACCGAATACATACATATCTCCATATACAAAATATGTTTGATAATCATCAACTCTTAATGTTTCACCCACACCTATTGTGTGTTGTGGATATACTGGTGTCGTTGGTGTCGTATACATAATTATACTCGAACCAGTAGAATAAACACCAATCCCAGTTCCTCCGGAAATATCAATCTCAACAGTTCTTGTTCCAAGACTTTGTTGTGTTATGTTTATTCCAGTTCCTCCAATAACATCTGAAACAAGATTAAATTGTTGTACAGAGGCACTTCCTATATTATTAATTGTACCAGAACCACTTATAGTACCGTTTAATAATACTACTTTACCATAGTTATTTAACAATCCATCAATCTGTAAATCACCATATGATAAATACATTGATTGAGTGGAGACGCTTACAGTAGTTCCTGATGGTATATTCCACTGTGGATAAAGTGGATCATCTACGAATTCTTGTTTTGACCATGTTGTATCTAGATATGTGTAAATTGGACCCGGTACATCATCAACTCTCACAGACATTCCCTCGGTAGGTATTGTATAAGTCCAAGTACCACTAAATTGAGCAATTTGATTATCTTTACCCAACCATCCATTTATACCACCGAATATGAGATATCTATCTCCGTTACTCGGAACTAATACTGATGGATCATCAGTTATAGATATGACCGAATCTTGCCACTCGTTCATAGAACTATCACCAATAGCAAGTAACTGCCAATTTGAATTATCAAAAAGATCCGTTGTTACTAACTGTTTAAGTTGATAGAATTCATCACTAGCTTCTGTATAAACTAACATACCAAATTCTCTTCGGTCAGTTGGTATTTGATTACGTCCAGCTAAATCATCAACTGAATGAAGACCACCTCTTATCTCATCAGCAAATGCCGTTGGAATTGTCATACCAGTTGATAAAGGTCTTATTGGTGAAGATACCAGTGTTCCAATGTTATTTGCCATTTAATATAATTATTTTATCTATATATTAAACGTTGTAATCTATTAACTGAAGTCGGTGGGTAAATCGAATGTTTCTATTTTATCACCAAAACGTATTATAGTTTTATTGATTAATTTTTTCATATTATACAATACTAATACACGCTCACCCCATACAAAGGCATTTTCAACTATTTGATAATCAATTCCTTGTTCCAAAAAGAATTGAACTAGTTCTCCCGTTCTACTAGGTCTAAGTGCATCATTATTAATTAATGAGTTATTTAATATGTAAGCTTTAACAAAACCACCACGATTATGTAGGTCAAGTGATTTATTAACATCTTTTCGTTTTCTACTCACCACATTATTAGAAACAAATCTTTTAACATCATCTATACTTATTTTAACATCATTAAGATCGGTTCCCTCTTCGATGGTTACCTTATACATTTTACGACCTCCCTTAGCGTATTTCTGAGCAGTTTCATAATGTGTTGTTAAATATAATCCAGGACCAGATTCATATCGACCCCTTTTCTGTGTTTTTTTATCATACGATTCTTCAAGAATTCCACCATGCCAAAATTCCATCGCCAATGAGATTTTTTCAAAAACTTTATATCTTTTTAAAAAATTCATAATCTATATATTAAACATATATTAATGAATTCACTTCTTTATGAACTACACATCAGCTAAAGACTGATGTGTTTTACGTTCCGTTATATAAAGTGACCAATATTATCCCATAGAAATTTATAAACATCATTCACATCATATCTAACAACAATTATATCTATAAATATTTCCTCACATAATTCAGTCCGTTTATTATTTAGTTCACATAAATTTTTATAAGTTTCTTTACCACCATACAATTCGATTGGTTGATAATTCTGCCTTGTTCTAAAATCAATCACCTTACCAATAGAAGGAATATAAAAATCAAATGTTATATCAGTGGAATTGAATACATGATTTCTAGAATATGTAAGATTGTATCTATCTAAGAATTTCACAATATCAGATACACTATCAAATTCAGAACAATCTTTACAATGTGTGAAAGAATTCAAATGTGATGATGCCTTTATTTCAATCTTTCCATGTTTACTACAAACCAATTGTATCTGTGAATTTAAATTCGTATAATCATCTAATATATAATTATATTGATACTGATATATCATATTAGATCGATTTATGAAATTTTCAGCATCAACTCTATTAACAATATGACCTTTTAGATGTGATTTAGCCATCTGGTTCACATATCTATCTAAATGTGTGTCAAATATAGACACTGTTTTATTCATTCCATCAAATACACATCTATCATATATAAATCTATCTTTCCAAATTAATTGTGATTGTTCGATGAATTGATTATTACTCATCTTAATAGGAGTCTTCTCAGGAGATTTACCAGACAAGTGTTTACCTGGTGTCTGATAATACATTTCATCACCGTATATGATACATACAGGTGTTCTGTAATTGATATAATTTACCTCCGAATAATCATATTTATATCCCCACGTTAATTTAGCCTTTCTTAAGAAATTTCTTTTTTTACTCATTTGATTATCAGTCTTTATGTATATATAAGTTAATTCACACCCCCTTGAAAATTCTTTCCCGACTCGATTTGAAACAGAGTGTGTTTTATTTGATATATATTAAAAAGAATGAATTTAAATGGCTAAAAAACAAAGTAAAAAAGAAGGGTTCTCATTCTCGAAAGTGGGCGACCTATTAAATAGTATTACATCGAAAGTTGCAATTGTGATTGAAACAGAAGCAAAAGAAAAGAAGTTTATCTCAACAGGAGTATATCTCTTAGATGCCGCACTCTCAGCACGTATGTTGGGTGGTGGTATCGAATATGGTAAAATATTCACCGTAGCAGGAGACTCAGGAACTGGAAAATCTTTCGTAGCATTATCGGCTGCTAAAAACGCACAAAGAGATGGTATGGGTGTTATTTACATCGATACCGAATATTCAATTCAATTTGGTGACTTACCAAATTATGGTATTGATAATGATCCTGAAAAATTCAAATTGGTTAGGTCAAATAAAGTTGAAGATATAAATATTCTACTTTCCCAATTATTGGATGAATTAAAACAAGAGAAGTTGAAGAATGGTTCTATACAACCGTTCCTTATTGTACTTGACTCACTTGGTCAAATGTCTTCTAATAAAGAAAAGACTGACTTACTTAAAGGTGATCTCAAAGTTGATATGACAAGAGCTAAAGCAATGGCTGCAATGTTTCGTTCAATTAACAGTGACCTTGGGTACTTGAATATACCAATGATTGTGTGTAACCACGTATATCTAGAACAAGGATCGATGTATCCTCAACAAATACTTAAAGGTGGTAAGGCTCTTGTTTATTCAAGTTCTGTTATCGGTATGATGAGTAAAGCTAAATTGAAGACTGGTCAAGAAGATGATATGGACCTCGGTGCATCAGGTATCGTAGTGACATTCAAAACTGCCAAAAATAGATTGGCTAAACCAAAGAAAATAAAATTCGAAATATCTTTTGTATCAGGTTTGAATCCTTTCACTGGATTAGATGCTTTTTGCCAACCAGAGTTCTATGAAGAAATTGGGATTGCTAAAGGTAAAGAAGAAGTTGATAAAAGTACGGGAGAAATTACTTTCAAACCAGGTGGTGTAAGATGGTATGTAAGACACCTTGGGAAGTCAGTATTCACCAAGGATTTATTCAAAGCTAACGTATTCACAGATGAAGTTATGAAGAAAATGGAGCCGATTGTAAATGATTATTTCAGATACCGATCAATCGATGAAATCGAAGATGCTGTAAATGAATTTGATGATATTCAAGAAGATGATCCAACAGATTATGACGAGTTTAACGCTGATGAATTATTTCAATAAATAATAGTAATTATGAAAGTCGTATTATATAAAACAAACAAAAAAGGATTAGTCCAATATCGTTATAGAGGAAAATTTCTATTCAAGGCTGGTAGTAGTAATGTCACAAACACAAAATACAACTTTCAATGATATTATTTGATTTATATGACGGAACGTAAAACACACAAGTCTTTAGCTTGTGTGATGTAAGTAAGTATAAATCAAATCATTAAAAGCCCTCAGAGATGAGGGCTTTTAATTTTTTATGTATATATTTACAATGTGTATACAAAAATGTCATAAAGAAAAACTGAACATGAGAACAACATACGGAAATCACGGAAATATCTTTGAAGACCAATACAAATATATGGAGTTTAGATTACTGGCTAAAAAGTCAGGAAAACTTAATACTTCCGATGAAGATATTAGTCAGTTAGAAGACCAAATGAAAGAAATTAGAAAACAATTCAAAGTTGACGAAAAAATAGAAAAAGTAGAACAGACAGAAGAAGTTGTACTTCTATCTAAGATTTCAAAACTAGAAAACACATTAAATAATAAAAAATTCTTAGATAATGTAAGTGATTCGGTTAAAGACGTTAAAGTTAAAGAACTTGAAAAATTAAAAGAAGAACTTGAAAAGTTTTAAGAAATGTAAGTTGTAGTTCATACTACAACATTATAAATATTTATTGTAAGTTCCACCGATATTATTAGTAGTTACTAAGTAATTTTTAGGTCCAGTAATTCGATAGGGACTTATTTTTGAAATCTGATTAGGGTACTTTGTGAAATACTCTACTAGTTCTTTCTTAATATCATATTCGTCTTGCTCATTATCAATATCCATCATAAGTGATAGCTTATACCAATTGTTATCTACGTAGTTCTGTATTTCTGAAGGTGTATGTTCCATAAAGTAAATAAAAAATTAGATAGTTATCATGATGTTACATGTTTTTGACTCGGATTCATACCGATAAATCCCAACTCTGTTTTTTTAACTTCTTCACATCCAAGAATTTCTTTCAAAACCTCGGTAACTTTTTCGTGTGTTAAGAACTCCTCACAATATTTTGCCAATTTATTCTCATCTAAGAATTTACCAATTTCTAATTCCACTGAAAATCCCTTTACTTTAACTTTCGATGTCTTAACAGATTCTTCAACCATACCTTTCATATTTTCCGTAATAGCCGTTATATCATCTTTCGTGAATACAACACAATCACTATCAGAAAGAATACCATCAACATTAAACATATGTTTTGCCGGATTGGTCACATTTATTCTACTCAAAGATGTATCAAAGGCATCGGCCAAAATTTTCTCGTGTTGTAAACCGGCATTTGGTAAGTTACTATAAACATCAACCTCATTATTCTCAATAGATTCTGATACGAAACTTTCAAATGTTAAAACTTGATCTATTTCCATAGAAACTCTATCATTGATTATATCATCTATAACACGACCGATAAGGTTTATGTCTGATAGACCATTCTTTTCTAAGAATGAATCAACTCTCGATTTACTTAAATATTTTTTAAGCTTTGATGGCTTTATATTCCATTCTTCTAAATAAGCATCAATGTACTTATTAACAAGATCATAGTACTTATTTAGATCTTCTCGTGTCTTCATACAACTATATATAAAATACACAAACCTTAAAACCTTCACAAAATTAAGTGTATAATAATAAATTAACTAAATTAATATTAAACTAAATGAAGACTAAATTAAACCAAGTACAAATAGACTTTCTTACTGACCAACCAGAAACTGGAATGGGATATCAGAAAGTCAATATCGTAATGAGTGATGATAATACCATTGATAATGTTACGGTTCTCAATTCAGAGTATTTAGAAACAGATGAGAACATTGACATCAATGAGATTACACACATTACTCTAGTGTAATAAAAAAGATAAATTAAATATTAGGAGGTAAAGATTGGGATTTATACATAGGGTTTGAGAGATGTGGATACACAAAAACATTTTTGTTCTTGTGTCGAAACACGAAGACAAGAGTAACGATTTTACCGATTACTCATCATCTTTATTTTCATTGCTTTCACCATACATGATATTTGGAAAACCACACTATAAGTCGGGTTTTTTGTGCAATGTGGATTTTTAATATATAGAAACAAATCCAATCAAACTGAATGTTTTTATCAGCCTCTAAATCTTATCATAACCGAAAACCGGTCGAGTTCATTATAAAGGAATCTTATAACAATCTCAGAGAAGACCGTGAGTTCATACCAAGATTTTCGTTTAAGGATATAACTGAGTTTAAGAACATACCTATAAACGAACCAGTAAAGTATAACCAAGATATAATGGTCAAAGCTATCAAGTATGGTATGATTTTCTTACTAAACTATAAAGGTGAAGAAGATAACCACTTCTCCGGACACGAAAGAGTAATATATCCCATGGTTATGGGTCGATCATCAAAGGGTAAGGTTTTGTTAAGAGGTTGGCACTTGAATGGATGGTCAGTATCTAAGAACCGACACATCAATAAAATATGGAGGTTATTCCGAGCCGATAGAATACTATCAATGACATTTACTGGATCATTCTACCGTTTGGCCCCACAAGGTTATAAAATGTATGATAAAGGAATGAGAGGTGGTATAATTGCCAGTGCTGATTTTAATGCAATCCGTAGAAATCAACAGGCTCTTGTTAAAAAGAATCACTTACAGAACAGAGATGAAGTATCACTTGGCACAGACGATAGAAAATTTGCAACTATACGTATAACACAAACAGATTCAAAGCTAGATTTAAAAGCAGCCGATGAGAATCCATACATAAACAACTTAAAGAGTGTTGATAATGTACGTATTAGTTTTCTGAAGTCAATATATGGATCACAGTATATAGCTGTATTAGGAGCAATCGGAAGACCTGGTAACACAATTAAAGTATTAACCGATGCTGGTGATAACTTAGGAATTTATAAAGTATTAGACTCAACTACTGGTGCGGTATTGAAGAATGTTAAAAATGTCAAGGGTAATAATATATACGACCTTTATGTTTTTGATAAGAAATTGTAAACATTACCGTATAACAATATATAACAAACATGCAGGCATATAGTCAACAAGAATTAGATCATATAAAGAAAGTAAAAGATAAGAATGACCGATTAGAAAACTTTTTTCTTCAAAAAAGAGAAGTATGGTCCAAAGATTTAAAACCTCTTTTCGAAGTAGTCAAACTCCAACTAACACGGGAAACATCTATACGTATCACAGAAACACAATCACTAGCTTTGGCTTACCGACAGAGAGCAAATGAACACATTTCCGAATTTCTAGACAAACGATCTAGACAAGATGTCAAAATAAAGAAACTAAAACAAGACAAGTTCTTATTTTACGCAACCGGATTTGGTGTAAAGACCAATTATGGTGAAAAACAAATTCTTATCGAAGCTCACTTGGGTGAAGAACAGAGAAATATGGAAATTATTGAAAATTATATTGAATTTCTTAGATTGATGAATAAAAACCTTGAAGCATTACAATACACTATTAAGAACATCATCGAACTTTTCAACATACTATCTAGATAATTTGAACTTTTCAAAACACAACACATATATTATACATGATTTACATTGCTAAAAAAGATATTTATATACTCGATAAAGTAATATTCAGTGAGGGTGAAGAAATACTAGTTGAGAATAATATCGTTAAGAAAAATTCGGATGGTATAAAAATATCATTACCACTAGAAGATTTTAAATCAGATTTTTATATAAAACACAAAACTATTGATGTTAAATTTAAAGAATTAGATCAGACCGATGAACAAGTTTGTACGTGGAGATTACAGTTGGATGTCAAAACTACACGCACAAAGGCAAAAGAAATTGAGAAGTTTCTGAGAGAAAGCTTGGAATCAATGATTTAATTTATAATTTTGTAACGATGAAGTTACACATAATTAGAAGTGGAGATTTAATAAAACCATTACCTATACCTACCAAAGACGGGAAGTTTGTTATGAAGATGTCTGTCAGATATGTATATGCTGATACTTCTTTAATTTACGATAAAAACGATTTTCTAATGAGACTTTATCAGAAAGAAAGAAAGACAAAGGGAACATTAAATATCCGAAGTACACCAATAACAACTAGACATTTTATATGTGTCACTATTAATAATGAAATAAAATTCCTATCCCTTGGTAGATCACTCAATATAATGTTGAATGATTATATTTGTGATGTGAACAGTAAAGGACACATTTCAGTAGATATTAAACACAGTAAACAAGGATATCTCATATTTGATGGATCTCGTGAAATTGCTATTAGAGGTCATGAACCACTAGTCGATTCAACAGAACTACAAGATTGGGCTGATTATGTTAGAGAGAATCAAGATTCGTATTTAGAAGATTATATAACCAAACGTAACCTAAGCAGTCAAGAATCCGAACTCGAAAAAATATATTGGCCAGGGTGTCTGAACGAACTTATACAAGATGATAGAAACTCAAAACTTGGAAATATACTAAACATATGATTTACATTATAATCATACTTTAATAAACAATTAATTTACAAATTAATATAAAAGACAAATCAACATGATAGATACCGAAGATTACACAATAGGAGTAGTAGTTGCAAGATTACAAGTTGATGATATACATGAGGGACATCATTATATAATCAAACAAGTTTCTGAAAACCACGGTAAGATTATCATTTTTCTTGGAGTACCGGAATTTGTAGGAAACTTAGAAAATCCACTTGATTTCAATACAAGAAAATTAATGGTACAAAAGGATTATCCTAATGCCGTCATAATGTCATTGCCTGACCAAGAAACAAATACAAGATGGGCATCTGAATTAGATAGACGAATAAGAGAGGTTTTCCCAGAGTCACAAGGTGATGTATTAATGTATGGATCAAGAGATTCGTTCATCCCATCATATAAGATTGGTGGTGGTTCATTCGAATCAACCGAATTAAAGCAACTTGGTACTTATACAGGTACCGATATCAGAAAGAAAATATCAGAAGTTAGTATAGCAACACGAGATTTTAGATATGGATGTATCTATACGGCATACAATACTCCACCACGAATCATGCCAGCAGTTTATATCGTTCCACAAAAGAATGGTAAAGTATTATTGGCTAAAAAATTCTTCGATACGAAATATCGATTCATTGGTGCAATTGTTAAAGAAAATAAAAATACATTAGAATCTATCGGTAAATCCATACTATCTGATAAAATTGGACTGATGGAAACCGATGAATTTAAATATCTATTCTCCTCAAATATGAATGATTGGAGAGTAAGGTCAAGTCGTGATAGTATCATGGCAACAGTATTCGAGACTAAATTACTTTATGGACATCCACAACCATATAATGGTTATGAAGAAGTAAAAGAGTTTGAAATGAAGGATTTGAAAAAAGAAATAATGATTGATTCACATCAACCATTACTAGAAGAATATCTTAAAATAAAAAACTAATTGTTATGAAAAGATCATTAAAGAGAAGTATTAAACGAAGGTTCGAAGCAGCCATACAATCAAAAAATTTCGATGAGTTTGTTGAATTACAGCCATTGATAGAGAAATTGTTCGATAAACCGAACAATCTAATTTTACTCAGTGATGGGTATAAGTATTCACACCAAAAATTCTATTCAGATAAACTTGAAAAAATGGGTTCGTATCTAGAATCGAGAGGTGGTGAATTCTCAGAAACAGTATTCTTTGGACTTCAGTATTTTCTAAAACATTATCTTGAAGGTATAGCAATAACGGCAGATGATGTTGATGAAGCACACGACTACCTTGGTACAGAATTTGGGATATTTGGACGTGATGGTGTGTTCGATCGTTCAAAATTCGATTACATTGTTAAAGAACACGGTGGGAAACTACCAATCAGAATCAAAGCTGTTCCCGAAGGTACAGTTGTTACAACGAAGAACGTACTTCTATACATTGAGAATACTGATCCAAATTGTGCTTGGCTTACCAACTTCCTCGAAACACTCATTCTGCAAGTGTGGTACCCAATCACGGTAGCAACACTTTCAAGAGAAGTTAAGAAACTTGTTAAATCAGCTTTTGATGAAATGACTGACTTACCAGTTGAAACGAAGAATTTCTTGATGGAATTTGTTCTAAACGACTTTGGTTTCAGAGCATCAACATCAGTTCAATCGGCTGGAATCGGTGGGGCGGCACACCTATTGAACTTCTTTGGTTCAGACACAACGGCAGCATCTAAACTTATCAGAGAATACTACAATACGGATTTGATTTATGGAAAAACTGTTCCAGCAACAGAACACTCTATTATGTGTCTCGAAGGTAAGGAGGGTGAGGCTAATATGATGAGAAGAGTCCTAGAAGAGTTTCCGGACCATATCGTAGCTTGTGTGTCTGATACGTATGACATTCAGAACGCTGTTGATAACATTTGGGGTAAAGAGTTGAAGTCAATGATACTCAACAGACCCGAATTACCGGGTAATCAACTTGTGATTCGTCCTGATAGTGGTCATGTTATTAACACATTGATTACAATATTCAAATCACTCTTCTCATCATTTGGATATACAACGAATACAAAGGGTTATAAAGTATTACCTCCACAAGTTCGAGTTATTCAAGGGGATGGTGTAAACATCGGTTCAATTGATGAAATATATGACATGTTACGAAGAGAGAAGATTTCTCCTGAGAACCTTGTTTTTGGTATGGGCGGTAAACTACTACAGGCGGAGATTGATAGAGACAAACAGAATTTTGCAACTAAGGCTTGTTACGCTATCTATGACGGTGAAGAACGAAATGTTGTTAAGAGCCCGACTGAAATAGATGAGAACTTCAAAACTTCACAATCATTCAAGAAGTCAAAACAAGGTATTCCAAAACTTGTTAAAGTAACGGATGGATATATCACTGTTACATCTACTGATTCAACATTTGATGATGTAATTGATGAAATGGAATGGGTATATGAGTACGGTGTTATTCTTAAAGAATTAAAATATGAGGATATACGAGAGAGAGCATCAATTAACGATATTGTAACAGAAGTTTCAGAATTGGTATGAGAACATTTGATTCAAGTGATATGACAAGATGGGATAAAAGGTTTATATGACGGAACGTAAAACACACAAGTCTTTAGCTGATGTGTAGTTTATGAAATTAAACGTATTTCGTCTAATCACGGGAAACCATTATATTTGATGATACATATGATGAACAACCGGAGTTTTTAACCAAATCTAGAATTTCTAAATTAGAAGATTTGTTAAATTAACTATCAAAATCGATAGAGTTACCAAACTCATCTTCATCACCGGTATTCTGTGAATCTCTTTCCGTAGGATTAACTAAATCCGAGTCTTCATCATCCAAGTTATCCATATTATTAACATATTTTTCTAGATGATTGAAAGCTGTATCGAAGGCTTCCATAACTTGTTTTGGTTCTGTTCCATACAAACCCATAATATCATCACCAAGTTTTATTATCTCACTGGAAAGTCTTTCATCAGGTATATCGAATAATAATTTATCTACAATAAACTCAGTAACCTTTTTATCATAAGGTCTTAGAACATTTTCTAATTCGGCAACAAGTCTGTTCATATGGTCTTTTGAGTAATCCGAGTCTCGTGAGTAAGCATCAAAATGATTTTGAATACTTTCAATTTTACTTTTAATGTCTTGAATAGAGTGTCTAGTAATCGAACTGTCATAATGGCCGTTTTCCGACACACCTAGAATTCCTTGAACACTCTTTTCTATTATTTCAAGACCTTCTTCTACACTTTTAATCTTTCTTTTATTTTCATTCTCTTTCACATATCCTTTTTCGACATCCATTTCACACACATAAGAACTATCAAGTTTTAACTTATCATGACTCAAATATACATGTAATAACCCATTTTCTTGGATATCCCAGTGAAATATATATTTTTCGAAATTAGAAACAAGATCTTTTATTTCCGACATTTTAGCATCGATTAAATCACTAAATTCATTAGTTTTATATTCGTTGAATGTTATTAAATATTTATACATAACTATTAATTTATTTTATAGCTCCACGAACAGCCTTTTCAATAACATCAAGACAATCTCTTAAATTATTAACATCTACACGCTCACCATTTTCGAATAAGATAGATGATTGACCATTGATGGTCCATTCCTTGCTTCCAAAACTTGGATTACTAATATCGGTTAAGGAACACACCATCTCAAAAGAACTCCCAGTTGGATCCTTTTTCGTACATGTGAATAGAATATTTCCCTCAGCATTAGATGATAAAGATTCTAATTCTTGAAATCTTGATTTCATAAGTTTTGTTGCGTCTACAACACTATCCCCATATTCCTCAAAAAATTTTATCAATCTACTCATAAACAAATCCTATTTTAAAGTATATATTAAGTATAAATAACCACAATAAATGACAACTAAGAATATCACATTCGAATTCGTTCCAGAGAACTTTGATGAGTTTAGAAGAAAATTAAAAGATTTGACACGTTTGAGCGATAACATTAAGTTATCAATAACTGACGATAAAATATTTATATACTCAATATTAGGCTCATCTCAGATAGTATTGGCTATGAAATCTTACCAATTGGATAGAATTGATTTCATAGAATCAAATAACAGTATCGAACACACAATCGATTGTATTATACTCGGTGCTAAGAAATTTGTTAAGAACATAGATTTTGTTAAAACGAATGAGAAGATTAAATGTAAGGTGACCTATAAGATATTTGATGATGATAGAACTGAGGTTAGACAATTTCAATTAACTAGTGGTAAGTTAAAATTGAAAGTAGAAACCGGAGATAGAAATGAGATTAAGAATATAACAAAGGAACAGATGAATGAAACTTTGGATCCAAGTAAAAAAGAATGGAGCTTTGATGTTAATGAATCTGACTTCACCGATATTTCAAAACTTTCCAAGATAAATACAGATGAGTCCAAAAGAATATTGAATATTAATGCCGAAAACAATACCGTTAAATTGTCCGAAGACGGGTTGTGGGAAATGGAGGTCGCTGATACAGATCAACCAGACTCTCATATAATGATTAATAAGAATCATCTACCTATGATTGATACATCAGGTACAGATATTACTTTCAACGTATTTAGGAACTTTATATTCGTTGAGGGAGAGAATTCTAAGCTAATGATAAGCTTCGAACAGACATTTAATTAAAATAAACAAAAAAGGACGTAATAAGATAAATAGTTATCTAGAAACTATCAAATATTAAAGTTTATCATCAGTTAAAAATACAACATATTAAAACAAAAATAACAATATAGACATAATTAAGTATATCATTACATAGAGAGGCTCTTAAGTAATATATAATTTGTGATTGAACATAAGTTATATAATACTTTCGTCTATTATCTCGAAGATAAAAAAAGACATTTAAAACTAACACATACTTGGCTTATTCTAGCCAAAGTATCTGAATTTAACTTTTATACTTTCTTATACGAATTCAAAACAGATTTAAATCTAAGAACTCGAATAATCGAAACACATCGATTAGAAAAACTAAACCAATTATTATATGAAGTTAATAGATCAGAGTAATCATATCAAATACTATGAGGGATTAGATGTAAATAGAATGAAAAACCATCCAAACGATGGATCAAAAGGACTGATGATAATATTTTTTGACTCAATGGAGAAGGAACAAAAGAAGTATGAACGATCTCGGAAAATATCAAACATATTATGGAGTGAGAATTATACTAATTTCAATAATCTAATTGATAGTTTAAAAAATAGTTACTTAGTTATATACGAAACAAAAGGATATACCGATGTCACATACCGAGGTGTTAAAAGTAAAATGGAGACACAGGGATCAACCTGGTCGGCTATATCTGGTATCGCATATTAAATATATAACATATGAGACATCTAATGAGATATGAAGGATTTTCACACTCTGACCGGGCCGATGAGGTGTTAGATAAGATACATAAATATGGTATAGAATCCATAACACCTGAAGAAAGACAGTTCATGGACTCATATAAAACTGGTGAGGAGGAAGAAATACATCACAAATTAACAAAGATGGAAAACGAAGTAGTCTTTGAACATGATACCTTACCAATAAAGTTTCAACTTAGTGAGGTAAAATATTTAGGTGAAATTAAACAACTAATCGGAATTATTTACGTATCAGATATAACGCTTGATAACGGCAAAGAGATATCTGGGAGATTAGAGGGTATGATTATTACCAATGATCAGACTGGTGAGATATCTGCCGACTTTTCAAAAGATGAATATGATATATTTGACTTCTGTGAAGGACTTGAACACGAACTAGATTCTTTTTTAGAGTATGTCGTAAGTGAAGTTGAGTCAATGTGAGAAAAATTAATATTAATTAATGGGTAGAATTATAGAGAGCACTACACAAGGAGAGAGTATCGATAAAGATGATTTGTTTCACAAGATACGACCACTAGGAAGGTGGATAAGTAAAGAATTAGGTATGAGAGATGTTATTGATGAAATGACATTACCACACAGAACACCACCCCCACAAAAACAATTAGATAAATTCTATAAAGGAATAGAGATTCTGGAACGAACATCCATGCCACTTAACTTTATCAGAACACAGAAGAACCGCTCAAAAGATATGATGTTGGTTTACAACGAAAAAGGCAAATGGGACTATGTTAACAAGTTAAATACAAACTATTCCGATACAGCTTTACTATTAGCCGAATTAATAGTTAGGATTTTCAATGATAATCCGGTCAAAGGACTCGAAGCCTATAAAGAAATTTTACAAAATCCAAAATTAGGATTACTTAAATTAAAGCCAATAATGAGTGAGTTATTTAAGAAACATTTCACATTTACTGACCTACAAGCTTCTGTTAACGAGATTAAGAAATTCTCTAAGAGAGGTGAGGAAGCTGAGGAAACAGTAATTGAGTGGTTGGAATATTTAGGATATGAAATTGCATACACTGGTGGTAATGGAGATATGATTGATATGTTATTCGGGACAGATATTATTGTTAGAACACCCGATCATAAATATTTCACAATACAAGTTAAGAAATCAAAAATGGATTTAAATGAATTAGATTATCTACACGTAGATTGGATAGTATTTGTTGAGCCAGTTATAAGTGTTTATAACAAGGTTTCCGGAGTTGAGATACCGGAACATGAGTTGATGGTATAACCATCAACTCATTATTTAAATAAATAAAATTAATAATTTTGAATATTATAAAATTAGTATATTGGATATACAAAGAAAAAAGTCAACATTTCATATCAGTTCAATCACATATATGGGATAAATGGAAAATATTAATTTCGATAGCTATTTGGATGAATCCAAATTACAAGAAATCTATAATACATCGTAAAAGGTATAAAAGATTACGAAATTTCGTTGTTATCGGACTCAAATGGAGTGGTAAAAACGTAAAGAGAAGAACTTCTGGGTACGCCAAGGAGTATATCAAAAAACACCGAAACACACACTGTGTATACTGTGAATGTAGTATTACCGAAGAAAACGCCACAACTGATCACATTATACCCATATCAAAAGGTGGTAATAACTCAAAAGTTAATCTAATGATATGTTGTTTTGATTGTAACAATGACCGCGGAGATTTAGACTATTCAAAATACTTATCAAAGAAAAATCCAAATAGAAAGGCAGATGATTTCATTTAACCAGAATACCTATTTTTAATAATCTAATATAAAATTCATAATGTATGATAGGAGATATATGGATTTATTCCTTAGTGATAAACCATTAGTGTGGCGTGAAGATTTTGAACAACATTCCGAGTATTTTATAAAAATAGATTTATCAATTGTTGAGATGATTTACAAACCAAAATTCTCAGAAAAGATAATCGGAATTACGCAACACAATCGAGTGATTAATATATTTTTCGTGACGACATCGGGGATCCAACGAATGTGTACTAAATATATCCGAACCGACAGATTCAAATCACTATATAGAAATATAGTGATAGATAAACTACTCAACAGCTAAAGACTGATATGTTTCTATACCACAAGGAAAGAGTATAGGAAATTAGCATTATATGAGATTCTTAATTTTTCAAATCGATATCTTCATTAATAAATACCCATTTAGAACTACCACAATCCCACAACCTAAAATACCCCCTTTCATGCATTATTTCAATCTCTGTTTTGTGTATATCATACCCCTGAGAAACCAATTTATCCTTTCTGAAGTTAAATCTGTGACACCTTCGTTTATCAACTACCCAATAATAATTTGGTACTGTATTTGAGATGCGTTTAAACCCAATCATTTTATACAATGATCCATCATATCTAGATGTGTCAGCGTAGCTTATTATACACAGTGGTTTGTAATTTTTCAAAAAATATTTGAATAACCTGGAAGCACCACCAACAACAACAGTATTAATCTTATTACAAAATCTTAACATCTCATAATGACCTTCAACAGAAGAGTGACCAAGTGATTTACGCAAATTTCCAAAATTCATAAAACAAACCAATTCATCATTATGGAATAGTCCTAATTTTACTTTTGATCCTATAAACCCCTGTAAGTGATTGGTATCTAAAAACTCACGTATAATATTATTATCTTTAATCAATCTAACTTCACAAGTTCTACCATATATTCTTTTGGGTGTTTTACCAATCTTATTTAGGATTATGGATTTAACTATATCCGTTTTATAAACCCAATCATCTTCCCATATATGTAAAAGTTTAATACCATTATCCTCACAAGATAATGTTTTGTCTAAATGATATGTATTTTTTTTATATATCTCAGAATGCCAATATAACCCGTTGAACTCAATACCAACCTTTAAATCCGATATATATATATCCAATTCCATACCAGATAAGACAGTTCTATTATTCAAATCACAACTGATGTGTTCGGATATGAAATTAAACACTTCATTTTGTTTTACATTTTGTTTTAAAGGATTACAACCCGTACAAACCACATCACACTTAAATATCCTTTTATTTCTCAAAGATGTTAATATTTTAAAGTCATTTTTACACTCAATACAATTTATCACATACTCACCATTTTTGGATGATTTTAAAACACCAATATCCGATAGTTTTTCATACATTTTTTCATACCACTTTTCACGAACTCCTTTCTTAAAATCTTCCGTCTTTGAAAAATTACACACACCATACCTATACATGCACGTATTAACCATCTTATTCAATATGTCTGGATTCATAGATGGGTACTCATATCCAAATTTTTTAATATTCGTATTTTTCACCTTATCCTTAACCTTCTTAGATGATGATGGATACCTTACCCCATATTTAACAAGTGATGTTTTTCCGGCCAGTTCCCTATTGTTATAATTACCATCACCATATTTATTATATTTAGTCTCCTTTATAATACTTTTAACGGATTCGATTTGGAATGTATTCTCAACTCCATATTTTCGTAAATTAGTTTCCTTGGTTTTTATCAACACACACACCCGTGAACAGGCAAATTTAAATTCACCAACATTTGTCTGTTTATTATAATCTTTAATAGATATTTCTTTTTTACAAGAACAGTAATCACATTTAGCGTTAATTTTAATACTGGATCCCTTTGTTATATACAAACTGGATACCGTAACAAAATCACCAATCGATCCATAACCCAGTATATTACTATAATAGGACACATTCTTATTGGATAATTTAATTCTAATATCTTCTGGTATTATCATATACTATATATTAAAAAATACATACTCATATACCCGTATATACACCAATTACACATATACATATCTCACAACACCAATTAAAAATCATTCTCACGGAATTTTCTTTCATAATCAATCTCTTCACGATTGGGTTTCCACTTATTTTTGGGTATCCACTTAGCATCGAAAACATCATCAGAGAAATAATTTTCTAATTTCAATTTACTATATGGTAGTGGGACCAATTCAGCTAACTTATTCAAATCTTTAACCTGAGAGATTCGGTGGTATAATTTATATGGGTCAGAACCTTTCTTACGTTCTACAATATCTTCGAATAGTTTCAACCATAAGAATATATGACCACCCATAGATATCTTCTCTAATGACTTCTTAAACCCTGCTGAATCATTATCATAGAAGTACTGCAAGTCGATATCATTACTTTCGAGGAATTTGAGGTCGGTATTAACACCCACAACTCCGATAGAATTTGGATAAAATAACGCATCTAAATATCCCTCGAACAGAGTTACCGTAGAGGATAGATTAACATTGAGTATATTGAAGAAATAACTCAACTTGTTATAAACAATCATTTGATGAGCATCCATTTCATTATCAGGATTTACCCATTCAGATAATGTCTCATAATTATAAATTACAAAGAATCTCCTTCTACCCTTTCTTAGATTCCTAACTTGAATACCCAATACCCGATCCTCTCTACGATTCAATAGAACAATAACATGTTCAAATCCTTCATCACCCTTCGAATACTTTGCTTGATAGATGTTGGTGTGTTTATCCTCAGTGATACCACGACCAGTTAGGTATTTATATATTCCACCATTTTTAACGATAGGTTCAAAATCATATATTGGACTCACCTTCTTAACATTGAAGGCGTGTGTCAGTTCTTCGAGTGATATTAAATCATCAAACTTAGTATCGATGAAATCGTCCTGATAATCATTATAGGTTATGTTATTATTGAGATGTTCAATAATCTCCATTTTCTTATCAGGGTCCAAGACTTCATTAAAATCTTTAGCAAACTTATCGAATCCCGTTTTTTTATCACAACGAAAACACACAAACAATAATTTATTATAATAAACATTACCTCTTTTTTTCGTTTTAGTTCTACCTTCATGGCAATATGGACACCTAAACTGCACACGGTCATGGTGATGTGTTATCACAACCCGCTCCATTCTATCCGAAAATTCCTTATTTATTATGTTCGTTACTATACTCTGTATGTACTTTTCCATATCAATTATATGATTTGTGTAAATCTAAGTTTCAAATATAATATATGTATTGAATATGATGGCGAGCATCATTTTAAAAGTGTTTCTAAGTATGGTGGTGAAAGTTTTCTAGAAAAAGTTAAAAAGTACGATAAGATAAAAAATGAATGGTGTTCGAAAAACAAAATCAGATTAATAAGAATACCATATACTGAGAAATCTAGAATATTTGAAGTATTGAATGAGTAGTTGCTTAATATTCATAGTTGAATGTAAACAATGCTTCAGGATTTTGTATTATCTTATGTCTTTGTATTAAGGCGAAATTATACATAGTCCAAGCTAACTTATGTGACTTCGTAGTACCCTCACTCATTATCAAATCATATAAATCACTCGACAACATATCACTATACGGATTCATTTCATCGGTAATCACCAAGTTATTAAATCCTCTATATGAATATTCTGCTTGATTACACATAACTTTCTCTATATCATTTACACCAATAACACAATGTAGTATTAAAAAAAATCTAAGACAAGTGTGGAAATCTTCCTTCTTACGATCCTTGAAATATATTGGTATTGTTTTAAAATCAAATGTACCAGACCTATTTCCGGTCATTAACATTTTATCAAAATCGGTATAATCTATCTCATCTGTTTTTATATGTTTAGCTAATTCCTCGATTGATAGTATTTTCACACGCTTAGCAATCCAATCAGATATAGACACACCATCAACCTCATCAGTTATTAAATGGTATTTCTTACCAATTGGATCAAATATAACATCTTTCACTAAGGATTTAACATCCTCACCACCTTGAATAGTATCCACTAAAACCGATTTCATTCCTATGGGTATAAAATCAGTCATTTGTGTATCATTATTCCAGTATTTAACCGTTTTATCTCTGGGTAACCAATCCTCTAATAAGTCAGAATATTCCGATTCATCTGCATGGTAATAACCACCGAAATATTTAGAACTTACTACCTCTTCTGCCGATTCTGGATACCAGACACCATCAAAATCTAATTTAATTGAATTATCCCTATTCAACCATCCATAAATTATCGATTCAACAGCTTCATCTTCTTCTAACCATTCTCTCTCATGCTCAGACCAAATTCCTCCCGACCTTGCAGTACCATCAGCACTTTTCAATTTTAAAATGTTATCATCCGGAAATTCATGCATGTTATAAAGTTTCCCACTCTCAGTGTTTATAAATTTGAAAGTATCTAAATATGGCCATTTATCAAATTTGAAAGATGTTAATTGTACTGTTATGGTTTGATTTTTTAAATTATGTAATGGCACTAACTTATTTTCGTGTTCATAAGCCTTGAATAACCTTTGAACTGGTTCATCAGAAAAATATATTCTATCCATAACAATACCTTTATCTGTTTTCCATATCAAAGCTCGTCCAGAAATTTTCCCTTTCCTTTGCGATTTCAAAATAAGTAGACTACACACATCTGTATTTTCACAATAGAGATCAATCCATTCCTGACACTTCGATTTTCTCATACACGAATTACCAAGATCACCTTGGTCAGACACATAATTATCTTCTAGATACCATTTTCGTATATTTTCACCAGTAACAACTTCGAAATTCTCAAACTTACTATCCGATACATTATGTATTATGTCATAATTTATTTTATATAAAAGCACAAATTCCTCAGTTTCTGTACCAGTGGTACCCAATCCGATTATCTTATCAATCTTATTTAAAAATTTTCCGACCTTAACCGGATTTCTCATTCGACTCCAAACTACAGATTTAGGATTATCATATTCTTCTGATATCCAATCCTTAAAAGCCAATTTCGAACCAGACTGGTTATATAGTTGTCCTATTTTACCAACATGTATGAAAGTAACCATATCATTTCTATTGGATATATTGATGTAGGTCATGTCGGATTTTACATCACGCCCGTGACTCATTAATATTGAAGATGCGTTGACATTACCATCATTCTTCATCTGTTCTAAAATCATCCTCAAATCGATGGATAAATAAAAGGGTATATCATTACTTATTGTCTCAACAATAAATTCATTAAAATTTTTATACATAATCCTATATATTTAATAATATAATCCATATATTTGTACTATGAAATTAAAATTTGATAATGTAATAGCCCTTGGTGATATTCATGGTCATTTTGATGTTATAATCAACCATATTGAAAAAATTGGTATGGAAAAATCACTCTATATACAAGTAGGTGATTTTGGTATTGGGTTTTATGAGAATGATAAGCAGAACATGACAGTTCTGAATAACAAACTCGTGGAGGGTAATAACTTTTTATTTGCTATTCGTGGGAATCACGATGATCCAGATTGGTTCAAAGATGATATGTATGTTGAGTTCAAGAAAACATTGACTAACATAAAATTCATACCTGATTACACAGTCATGGATATAAACGATGAAACATATCTCTTCATCGGTGGGGCTGTCTCTATCGATAGAGTTGATCGTATTGAGAGAGGTATGGGATGGTTCGAGGATGAAGTAATCAATTTTGATTACAACTTCTGTGAGACTGTAACTGGTATCGATCGAATGGTGTGTCACACATCACCAAACTTCAGTCCTCCATTTGCTATACACACTCCCATGATAATGGAACGTACCAAAAAGGATCCGACACTTTTACAAGATCTTGTGAATGAGCGGACACAGATTACTAAGATTATCGAAGATATAATGAAGAACAATAAATTGAAGTCTTTTCACTATGGACATTTTCACAAGTCAAGTACTTACCCAGTAGATGGTTGTGATTTTATCTTACTCGATATAAATGAATTTTTACTTATAGACTAAATGATATGAAATTAAACGGATTAACACTAATGATAATTGGAGTACTTTTTATGGTACTTGAAGGATATCTATTCGTAAATCACTTCAATATGGTTGATACCACACTTGGTGTTGTCATAGCCATTGCTATACCATCACTTGGAGCATTGTATATTATGTATGGTGCTCAGAAATATATGAGAGGAGAGTAATTAATTCGAGTGAGCTTCTGGCTCCTTCGAATCTTCTTTTGCTTGTAAAATGTCTTCTTTGGTTATCGGATTCATCAAAGCCAATTTATCAGCTTTTATAATATTATCTATATACTGTTTCTCGTTAAATTTAGAGAAATTATTTAAATGTTCCATAACTTTCTTTTCTTTTCTCTTACCAACTTTCACATTATCAGTAGACTCTTTCTCTTTTTCATCATCTACTATTTCCTTGGCCATCTTAGCCAATTCCCTAGATGATCTCCTAAGTAGTGTATTACCACCATCATCGTCTTTACTACTATTGGTGTGAGTTTTATCACTCAGTTTACCAAAGTCTTTAAATCCGACTAATGAAGACCGTAAACCAGCAGTACCACCAACACTAATGTTGGCATTTGATTCAACTGTTCGAACCATCTTAGTTACATTATCCGGATCATTCGTATTTTTAATGACATATTCATCAATGTGTGAAAAAGTTTCATGGTCTAGATTGTTTACTAAGTCTTCGATACGTTTAACGTTACTTGGATCATCATCAGAGAATCCTATTTTTGCTGGTATTCCAATATCCATAGCGTATTTATTAACTTTCTTTTTGAAGGATAACAACGCGTCTTCCTTTCCTTGTTCTGGGTTTGATGCATCACCACCTCTTGATGGAGAAGATACACCCACGAAATCACAATAAGATAAATATCTTTTAAAAACCTCATTATCACTCGGAACACCTTTTAACACTCGTGGTAAATGATTAACATCCTTACCGTAATCATATTCAAATCTCAATAGATTAGAATACATATCAATTCTCTGTTCCTCTGATAAAAAATTATCAATTATCCATTCAATTCCTAATAAAATACCCTCTGGCTCGTGACCTCTAGCTGTTATAATTGCAAAAATTGATCCATTGATAAGACATTCTATGAAGTCTTCCCAAGCCGGTCCAAATTGATTATTCTCAATTGCTGTTTTAGTATCCTCTAAGAAAGCATTTAACCCCCTCGGACCGTTGTCACGGAATTCCGAGAAGGCTTTATCAGGATCATTTTCTACAATCCTGTAATTTTGCTTACTTCTTACCTTCACAAACTCAGTGGTCGAAACATCAACTGGTACCCAAGTACCACCTTTATTTTCTTCCATATGTATTTTAGTATCCATATATAATAAATTATCATCAACATCAAATGCGTAGTAAAGAATATATTCAGGAACTTCAAATTCCTTATATTTTAGGTGCTTAGACATAACTATATATATATATAATAATATAATCTACCTTGGATTTGGACGAGTCAGTTGTTTTATATATACTTTTAATGTATTCAGATAAAAAGGTTGATATTAAAATTTCTAAAAGAAATTTTGAGTATTATAAAGGTAAGGGTTATGTATCTACATTACAGGAAATAATTACTATTAAATGTTGTGATATATCACAAACAGTATCAACTAAAATATATGTAATTTGTGAGTTCTGTAAACAAGAGAGATATATCAAATCTCTGAATTATCACAACCAAATAAAAAAAAAAAAATTTATATGCTTGCTCATCATGTAGTAAATATGGCGTAAATGTTTCGAAATTAAACTATATTAAAAAAAAGAAAGAGGAAACCACAATGAGACATTATGGTGTTGTGAATCCATCACATTCTCCGGAATTATTCGAAAAAGCACAAAAGTCTGGTAAAAAAATAAAAATGCACGAAACAGGTATTATGTATAGAGGTACATATGAGCAAAATTTCCTTGACTTCTGCCTATCCAATAATATTAATGTGTTGAAAGGTAATAGTGTGAAATATAAGTTTGAAGGTAAAAATAGAATCTACCACTCAGACTTCCTAATTAAGGAATATAATCTAATATGTGAAATAAAATCCAAATATTATTACGATAAGTATTATGATAAAAATATAGCAAAAGAAAAAGCATCTATATCCGAGGGATATGATTTCATTTTCATAATCGATAAGAATTATCAAAAATTTATAGAAAAATTTATATGAGTTGGTATATTTTCATTATACCAACTCATTATTTTTAACTTATGCTTTTCTTTTTGAAACAAAAGATGTAAATGATTCTAGCTGAGCTTCATCTTCATCATCATCTTCATCTTCATCTTCGGCTCCACCTGGAACTTCTTCGAAATCTTCACCTTGTCCTTCTTCGGCATCAAAAGCTTTAAGATCCTCTCCACCTTCTTCACCTTCTTCGATTTCAATTGTGAATTCTTCCACAACTTCTTCGTCTAGCGTAGCTGTTACAGAAATTCTGTCTTCGTCACCAGTTACAACAATTAAATATCCTTCTATTTCTACTGTAGTCTTCATAATTTTTATTTATTTTTATGTTGTATATATTATATCTAAAACCCCTAAAAATACACTTTTTATGAGGTAAATTGATTTTTACGTTAATTAGTATAATTTACACATACCAAACATTAGTATATAATAAACAGTAATATGTTTTTAATAAAACAATAAAAATGGAAATTTTTTAATGAATAAACCATCACTATCAAAATTAATGTATGGGAAATCTAACTTCTTAGAAGATAATACACACCCAACAGATATATTCCACCATCTATTAAATCAACGTATAATAGTATTGAGTGGAGAAATAGACACTTTCTTATGTGAGTTCGTTAAAGGTTCTCTACTTTTCTTAGAATCCGAAAGTGATGAAGACATTACTCTATATGTAAATTCACCTGGTGGGTCAGTATATGACGGTCTTGGACTATTGGATGTAATGGAGTATATAAAACCAGATATCATAACAGTTAATACGGGACTATGTGCTTCAATGGGAGCTGTTATTCTATGTTCTGGTACAAAGGGTAAACGAAAAGCTCTTAAAAGAAGTAGAACGATGATACATCAACCAATCGGTGGTGGATGGATGCAACAAGCATCAGATATGGAGATTGAAGCTAAGGAAATAAACTCTCTGAAGAAAGAACTATATAACATTATATCAAAAAACACTGGTCAAAATTACGAAAAAGTATTTCAAGACTCTGATCGTAATTACTGGATGAGCTCAACAGACGCTCTAAAATACGGAATGATTGATGAGGTTTTAGATGTTAGAAAATGAATGAATTAGAGATAATATACGAGGTTAAGTATCAGAATTCTGACTATTGGGTAATAGTAAGCCAATATAGGGGTTATAACACTTTTTATTACCAATTCCTACATTTATGATAAATTGTGAAGGATAAAAACAATGGCAACAGATTATAAAATATTAGAACGAAACGGGAAATTCCTTGTTGGGGTCGTCCAGGTAAAGAATAGAGTATTCTCTATGAATCATTTCTGGGAACCGTATGAGAAATTTCACTGTATTTATATGGGGTTGCATAGACCAGCACATTTTAAGACATTGAAGAAGGCAAGGAAATATGTTAAGAAAATAACTAAGCCAGACACCTATCACACACTAAAAAAATCTTAATGTAGAAGTATCGAATTAAAAGAGAGAAGTATTTTCCATCAACCTAGTCAAAGTATCGAATTTAGTTTTGAATTTCTATTAAACTTCTCCTTGTCAAGATGGCTAAGCTCTTTAACTAATTTCCTTTTAAGTAAGTCTAGATTTACATGTGGTGATGTCGGTGAGTAAAGTGTACTCATAATATCATTTACCATTTTATTAGTTTCTATATTAACTATTATTTCCTTATGTGCTTTTTTTATTAAAGATTTAGAAACAATTTCATGAGTATGAAATTGATACGAATCGGTCATTCCCATAATTTCCTTACTCAATTCCAAACCATTGAAAACAGAATAATTTATGATTTCAACGGATAAATCCCAATTAACCGCCAATTCAAGCCTATATAGATATGGGAAGAGAGCCTCCCATCGTTTCATATCATTAAAGCACTTATCAAATTCCTTCTTTGTTAGGTTTTCAAAACGTTCAGCAGCATCCCATAGACAATTTAATTCATAACTACTGTCATATAATGTATCTTTTTTACAACGATGTGTGGCTTGATCTAAACATTTATAAACACTATCCACCATCATAGTCTTCAATGTTTTGAAGTCGATAGTTGTTTTACCCAACATTAAATCCAATTTACGAACATTACATTCATGGAATTCAACGTATAAATTACACATTTTGTGTAATTTCATATCCACCATATCTCCCCATTCAAACTTATGGTCAAAATATTGTTGAATCTGTGGAAATAATTCCATCACCTCTATTGACCTTTTATAATTCTTATTAATAATAGTGAAATTCATCTTCATGTTTGTAAATGTACGGATAACTTACCGACGGGCCAAATTTAGGTATTATTAACAGAAAAAACCATTAAGGAGCGAATCTCAATGGTTTCTCTGACCTACCCGATGAACGAGCCGATGTCATAACGGTCCTAAGTCCGTTTGAAGTATATATTAACTACGAAAGTTAATCTTTCTTCTTACGAGGTTTGTCTTTTTTTGAAGGCTTTTTCAAACCATCCTTTACCGACTTCACTTCAGAAGATTTCTTAGTACTTTTCTTACGAGGTTTGTACTTTTTCTTAGGCTTAGACACTACAGGCTCGTCAACTTTCGTTACATACTCAACTTTTATTGGTTCCGAAACTTTATCCACAACCACTTCTTTAACTTCTTCTTCAATCTTGTCAGATCTAAAAAGACCTCTGAAAAAAGAAACAATCCATCTCAATAATCTCATTCTACGTGTAATTAATTTTTAATATATATAAAAAACCGTTCCCTCCCACGGAATATTTTAGTAATCAATTATTTACAACAAAAATTCGGGCAAATAATATAATATTAGATATGAAGTTTAAATATGATAAAGTTAAGGAAGAACTTGTTGTTACAGAAGCATCAAGAATAGAATATCACCAATTGGAAATATGGTTATCTAGAAATGTGAAGGGGTACCGATTTATGCCTGCTTATAAAATGGGTATATGGAATGGTCAAAATTCATATTTTAGAGATGGTCATGTAAATCTAGGACTCTGGAAAGAATGTTTAAAAGCCGCCAAGGAAATTGGTGCAAATTTTCAGGTTGAGAATAAAGAAGATTTTCCATTAAATAGAGAAGTTACGATGAATAGTGTTAGGGAATTCTGTGATGAATTTTTTAATAAACATAAAGTTAAAAATAAAGATGGTGGGTGGTCAGACTTTATGCCTTACGACCATCAGATTGATACTGCTTTTAAGATATTAAAAAATAGATATTGTATGGCTGAGGTTGCCACTTCTGGTGGTAAATCACTCATAATATCAATTGTTATATTTTACACTCTTAAAAACCTAAACCCGGATGCTAAGTTTTTGATGATTGTACCATCAATTACACTGGTCACACAGTTCTACGATAACTTACTCGAATATAATTATGGTGAGCAAACCCTGGCCGAAGTTAAAGATGATAAATTAGAAGAACTACTTGTTGGTGGTGAGGGAAAACCTTCAATGCCATGTACTCTTAGAATAGAAGAAGTTATGTCTGATAAACCAAGAAAACATTCTGGTGTTAAAGATGCTAATATCTACATCGGTACTTACCAATCACTAGAGAAGTGGCCAAAAGAATTCTTCAAACAATTTCATACAGTTGCTTGTGATGAAGCTCACGGGGCTAAGGCCCAGACAACACTAACCATATTGAAAAAAACAATTGGACACGCCTATTCAAGATTTGGTGTTTCTGGTACATTTCCACCTGATGATTCTTGTGAAATACTCACAATACAATCTGTATTAGGTCCAAAAATTACAGAAGTATCAGCAACTCATTTGAAAGAAAAAGGTATCATAACACCGATGAAAGTAAAGGCGGTTATAATGAACCATGCTGATCCATCTTTCGAAAGACAAATGGAAGAAATACGTAGAGGAGGATTGGGTAAAGAAGTTTTAAACTTCGAGAAGAAATACATACAAGAATCTGTCAAACGAAAAGATATCATAAGTAAGATAGTAAAACGATGTGATAAGAACACACTTATACTTTTTCACTCAATCGAACATGGTGAGTCATTATTGAAATACCTTACTAATGAATGTCCTGATAAAGAGTTCTATTATATTGATGGTTCTGTTAAGAACAAGCAGAGAGAAATCATAAAGGCTAAGATGGAAGAAACACAAACAAAAGTGGAATATACCATTTTAAATTTTGGTAGATATGAAATTGATGTGAAATCTGATAAAATGATATTATTAAGTGATGGTAAGTATAAAAAAGCCAGTGATATAAATAAAAATGATGATATAGATGATAAATTCATCGAAACCCTTCGGAATGATATCAAGGGGGTAATAAATGCTGATGAGGATAAACGGAAATATTAAATAGTATGAATGAGGTGGTAAGAGAATATAATTTCAGTACAGAAAGTATATAGATAAAGATATTACTATACAGGAAAAAGATTTAAATGATGTAAGTATATCACTACTAAATTGTAAAATAAAAACAATAAATATATAATGGCAAGAATAATCGATAAAAGAAAAGAAATTAGAGAAGAAGGGGCGACTAAGGTATTAGTTGCCTCTTATTGAGTACGGGACATTAAGTACGGGAGTCTCAATTAAAGCTATTTTTAACGTCATATTTGCTGACTCTTTCAAGTCTGAACAGATTATCATACAATCTATCGGTAGAGCTCTTAGACTACATAAGGATAAGGCAACTGCCATGATATTCGACCTTGTTGATATATTTACAGATGTGAATCCGAATAACATATTATACAGGCACTTCATGGAACGTAAGAAGTTTTATAAAAATAGAGAATATCCCTATTCAGTTAAAAAGATAATCTTATAATAATTTTCTATGATTACTAAAATATGAAATGAAATGAATTTAAGTTATTTGATTACTAGGTAATAAATCAACTCTATTCTCATCATATTTTATTCTAATAACACTTCTTATCAATTTCGTTGATCGTGTCTTCTTATAAACACCATCACCCTCACTACTACCTTTCTTATTGGTATTGCCTTCCATGGTTGATATTTTGTTATTCTTTATATCACTCAATGAAATACCGATGTGGCTAAAATTAAATACGATTATATCACCAGGTAATATTTTTTCAAATGGTGGTTTTAGTACATCGACAAAATTTTGATTCTGCCGAGCCCAGTTCTCGAAATCATATGCTCCGGCAGTTTTGGGTAATGTGAATGAATATTTAATATTATCCATATTAGAAACTGCCTTAAAACAGAAACACACAAAGGCGGCACACCATGGCCAACCAGGTCCAGGAATTTTACTAGGTTTTAACCATGTAGAAGCTTGGTAGATATAAATATCCTTACCAGTATTGGAATTCTCTGGGTCTTCACGAACACCTTCTTGCGTAAGACTCACCTCAACTATATTTTTAGCAAAGTCACTTATAACACCACCAGATGGTCCAACCTTTTCATCAACATAAACAGGAGCACTCTTTACAACTTCAATAGTTGGATCTTCCGTAACATTTGCATCGTTATTAGGATCTAATAATGGAACGTAACCAGGTACATCATCATCAAATGCCATCGAAACTTGTGAAACTTTTTTAGTCGATTTCCAATCATCTCCAATAACTTGATCACTTTTTCTATTTGAAGCATTATCACTAACAGTCTTTATCTTAGAATTACTATTAGTATAGACATTATTTGATAAGAACTTTGGATCACGTAATTCAAAATACTCATTCAATACGTCTATAAATCCTGGCATTGGTTGAACTGGAGCACCCTGATTACCCATATATGGACCACTACCCAGTCCGGCCAATTGTTTTATGAATTTATCCATCCATTTCATGTAATTAGTACCCAAGATAACTTGTTGGTCAGCATTGGCATCACCAAGTGATAATTTTGAGTAATTATCCTTTAAATTTATATCGATTGTTGAATTTTTAATATTTATATTGTTGAATTTATAATCCATCATCAATCCCTCATCATCGTTCGAATATATCTGTGTCTTGTGGTCAAACAACATTGTCTTCATGGACTTATATCCTTGTTCTGACAAATCCTTTAATTTGTTTTCTAGATTCATATTATAATGATCAGCAAAGATATATTCTGGTTTATAAATATTACCGGAATCAAAAACACAAGTGAGAACCTTACCAACTTCTGGTACATTAAACTCATTACCATTTATATCTTTCCATGGTGATGCCCATGGAATATCATCAGTCGGAATATCATCAAAAACATCTAATATTCTTATACGACATCTACCGAGTCGTTTTGGGTCAATATTTACCTCGACCACACCTATATAGGTTTTAGATTTATTGATTTGCATGATTTATATATTGATTAATATCACCCACCAGTGATCGTATTAGTTAATACATCTCCTCCAAAATCTCTAAGAGAGTTTCTAATATCAAAAAAGAATTGGTTTGACACACCATCGACAATCTGTGATTGATAAACATTTGTTGGAGCTGGCATCCTACCTATACCCATCGAATTTCTAAGTTGGTCCAGTGAGTTGTTTATTAGTGAGAACTGTGTATTCAATTGCCTTTGAGCCTCTTGTAAGGCAGCATTTTTTAGTCCGTTTAATAATCTGGATGTTGCCGAAGTCTTTTGGTCTTTTGAGTAAGATTCTAACGCTACTGGTGTTCTAGTATCACCTTCATTCACCTTCATAACAGAACCATTTGGTGAAGAGTCTTTCAGTTTCCAATTTCCGACATTTAAAATAAATCCATTTCTTCTCGGAATAACAACCGATGGATTAATTGGTTGTGGAAATATTGAGTAATCATATAATTCCTTATAAGTATCCTTTGCAGGATTATACCTGACAAAAGACACGTTTGAATATTTATAAGAAATCTGAGTTGACCACTTATCCATAGATACTGGCTTAGTAGATAAATCAATCGAATTCGGATGTACTGGTTTATCAAAAAAGAACTGACACTCATACACATAATAGACATATTTGGATAGGTTTGCTTTTATCATTTCTAATTTGGATAAATTATCTTCAACAGAAGCTCCCTTCTTAATCTGGACAAAATTCCTCATCTCAGAAACATTTATCTTCATATCAAAACGAAGTAGGTTTTCTGGACATAATGATTTACCATTAATCTTTGACCAATATAACTTTTTATATAATGAGTATAATGTACCCATATTTAAAGTAGTATCTTCGTAAAATTCAAAAGTTAAATTCTCACTTAAATAATCTACAAATGCCTTTTGTTTTCCCGGTGTGTTACCTTCTGATAAATTATCAAGACCTGATACACCACGAACGTAGTAGAATTTATTTCTATTCTCACCTTCAATTCCATAATCTGTCTTAAAAATAGATTCGGGCTCTGATCCAATAAAGTCTATACTTCTTGTGAATCTGAAATACTTACTCAATTCTCTAACAAACTCATAATATATAACAAGTCTTTCAGACATCTCATCATCTAATCCGTTTGACCATTCACCCAATAAAAATTCTTCTAGGTTACCATTTAAAAGAGGTGAATTATCCACATCAATAACCACATCGAATCCAAAAAATACGGGATCCTCATTATCATGATTTGAAATAAAATCACCTTCATCATAATTCCATATACGTGACTTACTTTGTTCGAATGAATTTATATTAGTTGCTGTATCAAATGACTGTAAAACAGTTCCAGCCTCATCTGCACGTAATTTATACTTAAAATCACTTGTCGATATATCACCATAATTATCATAATCACCATCCGTCCCAGCCAAACTTTTATATGCATCCAATGTATTCCTCATTTCAGATGTGTCTGGTGGTAATATTTTAAACTCTGGACTATCACCAGACCACTCAGAACTCACCGTCTTATAGTATTCAATAGGTGTGAAACCCGGTGATTGACTTTTCGTTTTATCAGTTAATGTTTCCACTAACGAAACCATACCCTTACCATCAGGATTTCCCGTTCTATTATTAACGTGCTTATTAGATGGATGATTCTTATCGTTCAAACCAGGTCTTTGCCCAGCTCTTGGATTACCAATAGCGTCATTTAGTTTATTACCTGCTGTTTGAAAAAAATTGTTTAGACCGTCTGCCATGTTATATATATTAAGAATGAAACTTCTTCAAGAAACCAGTTTCAGAATAAAATATATAATGAAGTTATGTTGAAAAAATATTTTGAATTTATTGTTGAATCGAACAGGAAAGATTATTCCAATAATAGCCTTATTGACGAGATTTGTATATCAATGGTATTATTGAATAATGAATTTTTAGACGATATTTTGGACCAAGGTCAGAAAGCTAGATATTCCGAAAACTCAGATGTCTTTGTAAACGACCTCAAAAACCTTGTTATGAGTAAGAATCGGTTGAAACTGGGTAAATTCTTTAATGATAAGTGTGAAGAAGATACCGACCTTTCCAAACTTAAGTTTGTCTTTGATGATATTGATTTCAATATAGAAAGAGATTGGTCTAAATTAACCAACAACAGATTAATTGCTAGAAACATAATAGATAAACTGCTGGGTGATGATAAATTATTACCTAGTCAAATAAAAAGTATTTATTGGTTGGGTCCGAATAAAGATGATGATCACCAAGAAGATATTGTAATTGAGGATATAACTGGTAAACAATTTTCACTTTTCTTAAATAAAAACATGCAAACACAAAGAACATCAGCTTTTAACACATTTGCTGATGAATTTATCGGTACTGATACACAAAAACTATATGATGATGAGAATATTAAAAAGTGGAATAAATTAACACAAGAATTTGTAAGAATAACTTACGAAAACGCAACTAAGGCCGTACAAGCACACATAGAGAAATTCATTGATACAAAGAGAATTGACTCAATTGGATATTTTGAATTTTTTAATATAAGACACCGTGATCCTAGATATAAACATCTTGGTGAATTGATGCCCGAATTTGATAAAAATATACTTATGTTCTCAGACTTACTTAAAATGGTTTGGAAATCTCCTGAACTATTGTTACAGAACTATGAAAAGGCTAAAGATGAATGGAGTGAGGTTAAAATAGTTATATTGAATTCTAGAATACTAGAACACATATTCACATCATCTTTGATTGAAAATAAAAGTGAGGAAGTTGAAAAGTTAGATGATGGTTACAAACGATCATCTGGCTCTTTGAAAATGAAATTAATGAAAGTTTTTGTTGAAAAACTTAGATGTTTGGAAAGGCCAGTATATTATCTTTCTAAGAAAGGAGATGAGCTACACAGAATCCCATCAAGAACATTTTTCCGAGTTAATTATGATAATATAGATATAGACTTTGACTACCATGTAAAATTTGAGAAAAGTACATCAGAAGATGAACTCAATGACTTCAATATGAAAGTCCGTATGTCATTAAATGATGATGAGCTACTAACATTTAAGATTTTGGTTAAATTCACAGGTGCTGAGTTCTCAAATAGGTTAAGTGCCAAGTATAAATTTGACATTCCAAAAAACTTTAATTACATACTAAATAAAATTGAGCAAGAAGAAGAAGTTTAATAGATAGTTCAAAATAAAACCTATTTATGCCTTCCAATCCAAGTACTGTCGGTCTAGAAGATAATATTGATAAACTCAAAGGAATGATATTTGATGGTGACTCATCAGCAAGTATTGTGAATGTAATTGTGGCTTCATTCCTTTCTTATGAAGAAATAGCTAAGAAAATAATCGCATCTAAAAATCCAGCAATGTCAAAAGAGCATATTGATTTGATGATAGATGGTCCTGATGAAGAAGATGAAACACCAGAAGGTAAGGCATCACAGTTCCTAAAAGGCCAAGATAAAGAAAAAGCATTATCTGGTTCGGTTAATACCAATCTTAAAAAACTTGTATTCCCATTAGAAGGTAGAATATTAAGCGAGCCAGATGATTTTGATGATGAAGATGATGAAGATGAAATAGTACCAGAGAACGAATCAGAAGTTAAGAGACAGGAACGACTAAAACGTAGAGAAGAGAAAAATATTGAAAGAGAGAAGAAACGTGTGGAAAGAAAAGCCGAACGACAAAAACAAAAAGAGAAAGCAAAGGCAAACGCTAAGGAGAAAAGAGACCAATTCATTGAAGAAGCTAAGAAGATAGTGGCCGATGTTAAGAAAGCTCTATTCAAGATAATATCAGAACAGAAGGCTCTTATGCAAGACCTTATTAAATCAGTTATTTCATTTGGAGTTAGTATTCCGGCAATGGCTGTTATGGTTGCGGCTCCACCGTGGAATGTACCTGCCGCAATAGCCTTAGTACTCAACATAATAGAGGTTTTGAGTAAATTGGCTAAAAGGTTGACTAATGTGGTTGATTATCTTGATCCACTTAAACAATTAACATTATTGTTACCGACTGCGGTTTTCACCGTAATAACGATGCCATTGAATATTGCTATACTAATAATGATTGGTATCTACACACCAATTGCTAAACTCAAGAAAGGCATTGATTCGATACTAGCATTTCTTATGAAATTAATAAGTCCATCAAATCTTGGTAATGTAATTGATAAGATAAAGGCACAAATACGTAAGAAAGAGAGGGAGAAAGACCGAAGTGATGATGAGGACGATAGAAATACATTAGATGGTGAAATTTTAGATTTGAAAAATCAACTTGGTGATATAGAGAATGGATATGATTTCACATTCACGGAAGCTGACCTTAGTAAATTCACACAAACAGAAGATATATATGAAGAGATAAAGACTGTTCAGAAACTAGCAAATGACATTGTTTATGTATATGATGTTAAGTTACCAGACGGAACAACACTTACAAACCTAAGTCTGGAAGATTTAGAAGGAATTAAAGAAAGGTATGATGTAGTATTCAATAATCAACAAAGTGAGTAAATCTAAGTATAAATAAAAATAACAAGAATTATGGCAAAATCTAAACATCGAAAGAATCACAAGAAAAAACTTAATGAGAGAAAAGAAAACATTGAAAATACTAAGAAAAGAATGGAGAAAATGAAGAGAGAATTCATTAAAAACTTAATTGAACAAGAGAAAAATAAAGGTATGTTTGATAATATGCCAGAAGGACCAACAGTTGATGGACCCTTAAATAATGACGGTTCGATAGTAGATGGACCATCTATATAGAGTTTAATAAAAGAAACCAGGAAATGACTAATATTAAACTAAACATAAATAGTAACGACACACACACTCCAGACTTTTTATATGTTTGGGGTGAAATAGGTAAAAGGCCATCGAAATCATTCTTGCATCACAACATTGATGATGTATTGTTAGGTGATATTTTATCCAAAAAATTTCCAGATAGGAAATTAGAAAGCATATCATCCGATATCGTAACACTCAAAGATGATTACATCGAAAATATTAAATATTTTGTGAAATTAAATGATGGTATATGGATAACATATATCTCAATTGATGGATATGAGAAAAAGTTCGATAGTGATATACAGATAATATATGATGTTAATCATATCGTTGTAGTTTCGGAACTAGTTAAAGAGATATCTAGTGAATCATCTGTTGATGGTGAAGTAGACATTGATCGTGAAAATCTTCTTTGTCTAAAAGAAGGATCACTAGAAACAGAACCTATGGTTACACATTCTGATTTTGAAAACACTCATTTATTCTACACAAAGAAAGTGTATACAAAAATGAAGAAATTAGTTAAATCACTGAGCGTAGAAGATAGTGGTATTAGTATTCTTTGTGGTGTGCGTGGAACTGGTAAGACTAATTGTCTTAAATACATCTCAAATAAAACTGATGAATTATCTATTTTCATACCGAATAACCTACTAGATCATTCTATAAATAATCCAGAATTTAGAAATCTTATATCTAGGTACCCAAAGGTTGTACTATTCATCGATGATTGTGAGTTTATAACAAATTCACAATTCTCAAAAATGAATTATTTCACTTCTAATGTAATTCAAATGACGGATAGTATGGTAGATACTAATATACATATAGTATTAACCTTCAACGAACAGATTGATAAGATTGACCAAAATATACTCGATTCTAATCATGTCAGAAATGTTATAGAATTCGGAAAGTTATCTATTTTAGAATGTTCGGATTTGAGAGCACATTTGGAAATTAAGAAAAAAGTTGAAAGTGAAATGATATTGAGAGATGTTATTAATATTAATAAACACAAAAAATCACACATTGGTTTATGAGTAATATTTTAGAAAATGAAGAAATATTAGATGAATTAATGACATCAGATTTTAATGACAATCTTAAACCTGACCAGTGGAAATCATATTTATTTAATTTTCGAAAATATTATAAAACACTATACTCTAGATATAAAAGGGTTTCCGATAACTTGGAAATAAAAGAACGAGAATCATTAGAGACTATAAATAGAATGGTCAAAACCACTGACCAATTGAAATCAAAAATACTCGATTTAGAATATGATAATCTAGTAAATGCACAAAAAAGACGTTTAACTTTCAAAGAAAGATTTACGGGATGGATTAATAATGATATATAATCTATAAAAAATAATTCAATACAATGGAATACGTTGATAAATATGATGAGATACTAAAACTCTTAACAGAGGAAATAGAGATTAAAGGAAAAAAGTACCTAGCCAAAGATGAATTTGAAAAATTCTTTGTTAAAGGCAATAAAACATCTGGTACGAGAGTACGAAAAATCATGCAGGATGTTAAGTCACTAGCACAAGATGTGAGAGTAGATGTACAATCTTACAAAGACACTCTATAAATAAAAGAGTCTAATGAATTGAACCCGATGCATGAAAGTGTATCGGGTTTTTTTTTTAGAGTTCAATAAATTAAACAATTAAGTTTGTACACTTTGTATTTTATGACTATGTTTGTACAAACAAATATTAACACATAAAACAAACAATAATGATAACAGAATTAATAATAATGGCTTCCGTAGTTGGATCAATAAGTTTCACCATAACGATGAGTTCAATGTTCCTAGGTTTTCGAGAGGCGGTATCTAAAAGGAATAAATTTTTAGAAAAGATGTTACACTGTCCTTGGTGTCTTGGACATTGGGTAGCTTTCATTGCAATACTTGTACTAGGGAATTTTTCATTGATTATAGTATCACCGTACTGGCTATTAAATTTCTTATATACATCATTTGCTGTAATCGGATTTTCCGGACTATTTCACTACGTTCTACTTATCGCCTACGACCCAGCTAAGAAAGCTGAGAAGTTACGTGAAATTTAAAAGAGAAAAGCTGAAAAGTCTAAGACTTAGAAACTGGTTAAATAGATTTAATATATAATCTATGAAAAAATTCTCTACAATATCTAAAGTAAAAGTTGATCAAGAACCTAAACAGGAAAATATAGAAATATCTGAACTGAATCAACTTAAATCAAAACTACACATGATAATGGATAATTATCTATCCGTTGGTGCCTCTGGTGCTATACATAAGACACTTGCAAACGGTACGCTTAGTGTAAAGGGTAAAGAACATGTCGTAGAAGCCATTTTAGACATGTTTGAAGAGACTGGAAATAAAAAGACTATAAAGTTATTGGAATCAATGAAAAACGAGTCCAGGGATCACCGGTTACTAGATTCAAAGATTGAAAATCTTATGAGTGAGAATAGTAAGATTGAAGATTCGAAGTTGGTGAATACCAAAGTAAGAATTCAAAACCTATCTGAGAGATACACAAGTGACGTTGATTTTGAAGAAGTTCTATCTGTTAAAGTTAAGAACATGAATAAATCATTACTCGATTTACTTGAAAACATAGACATCCCACACAACAGACGAACTTTGATACGTTCATACATTATTAATGAAGAAGCTGTTAAGTATGATATCGAGGCAGCTATTGTGACAATTAGAAGTTTTAATAGAAACGATAGTGATGATTTTCAACATTTGGCCAGGGAAATATCCAAAGATCTTGGATATTCTACAATAACACAAGATAATATACAAAGAGCTTCCGAACATATAATGGCTTCATCAGGAGGTGATAGAGTACCAGAAGATAGAACACTTGTTCGAGAATTATATCCGATATTTAATAACCGTCTAGTAAATGAAAATGATGCTGATGAGAGTCTGTCTGTTATACAATGGGTTGAAGACAATGCACCTTTCACTAGCAACGAAGATATGATTAAGAAAATGATTGAGGGTCTTGGGATAACATCCGAAAAGGCTAAATATTGGTCAGGTGTCGTAAATGACCACGACAAGAATTAATACCCAACCATTCGGATATCACAGTTGATATCACGGTCCAATACACCTAAACGTATCAAACTAATTTCAATATTATTAAAAGACTTAGTAGATATACTTTCACCAATACTATCAGAAATAATTGTAGTCAATTCTGATAGATAATACTCAGTTGTTGCGTGTGGGTTATCAGTATCTATATTAACTTTAAATCTGAATGTAGACATCTCTTCAGAATCACCATATGTCATTTCAACAGAGTCTTGTAATCTATTCAATAACATAGCAAAGAACACTGGTGTTGATGTAATTAAATCAACATTCTCCACACCAAGTTCAGAACTAAACGAATTCTCCATTGATTTGGTAAATATCTTAACGGATTCCTCATTTAATTGGTAGTGACTATTAACCAGTTCTAGTAATTCTTTCACAAATCTTATATAACTTAATACGAATAAGTTTATTCGTGGTGATCCACTGGTTTGATAATCTTAGTAGCCATCTCTTCTTTAATACGTTGATATGATACTGGTGAATACTCCCATCCATTACAACCCATATCAAGAACTTTTCTATCATATAACCAATTCACATTCGGATTTTTAGCTATTGACTGATGTGAGTGTCCGTGTAGATGCCATGCACCATAATGTCCTTTGTTCCACGAGAATATCATATAATGACACATAACTATCGTTTGCCAACCTCTATTAGCATCTCCATCCTTTACATGTATCGTGGCTCCTCCTAGAGCCGTATCATCACCATAGATTCGTTCGAACCTATCTAACTTCTGCATGTACTTATATCTATCGTGGTTACCCATGATAGCATGCATTCGACCATTCATCTGATCAACGATTTCTTTAGCCACTGTCCAGTGACATTTGTAATACAAATCACCGAGGAAGAATGTTAAATCATCTTTCCCGACAACGGCATTCCAGTTTTCAATGATTGCATGATGCATATCATCGACATTCTCAAACGGCCTATCATCATGCTTAATCACGTTAGCGTGACCAAGATGAAAATCCGATGCGAAGAATATATTTTGTTTATCTATTTTCATTTATTATTTATTTTTCCTTCTTTCGAAATTATTTCTGATGGATACTCGGTCTCATAATTCCATCTTCCGACAATAGTTACATCACTATCATCTTCAGTATACCGGAATGTCATATTACCATCAACCATATCACCGACATTTTCAATGTGTGATTCACAGAACATCACTAAGACATCCATCGTCATTATCTTATCCGATAAATATTTCTCACAAATGACCTTATCATTTTCAGGAAAGTAATTTGTTTGATGTTTACACATATACTCAATGTCGAAATATTTACGTATGTTGATATCTCCCATCTCTATTTTTGTGTTGATTCTCTAAATTGTGTCATTATACGATTTTTTTGTTCTCGAAACTCTTCATAAAGTTCCTCCCAAGTCCAATCATATCGACTGTACAATTTATCAAATATATGATTTGCAACTGTCCAATCAGTTATAGTACCAGTCTCAGCTATTTGTTTTCCAAACATTGTAATTCTCATCGAGTGGTATAATGATTTCATACCAATGTCCCTATCACCTTGTATAATCTTCTTCTTACACTTAACCCAAGAATTGGATGATGCGTGTGAGAATGAATGTCTTAGAGTTGGTATATCGAGTGTGAATGGGAAATCACCATCTTTAATTTTAAATTCATCAGGAGCAAGAACACATTCGACCGAACCCGGTTTGTGTTGTTTCAACTGTTTCTCAAAATCTTGTGGTGTTATTATATGTATGTTGAACAAACCTCTTCTCAATTCTAGATTTGATACTGTTCCATTTGCAATCAATTTGATATCCCAATCTGATACACCAACACGGTTCGTTTTGTAAACATTAGAACCAAATACGTAACAACCCTTTACTCTCGATGGATGCACATTAGCTTTCTCTAATATTTCTTCTAATTTAGGAATATACATTACACAAATGTAACGATATATTTATGGAGTATCAAGTTTTTTTAAATTTCATCATACTTTCTTTATCAGACTTACCATCACTATCGAATTTAGTATCGAAGAAGTTACCATAACCATTATCCGTAACGACTCTGGTTTCTGATGATATTGAGGCAAACGGTCCTAACTCACCTGATCGGAATATACCACCGACCATATCACCATTCAAAAACCCATTCATAAAATAACAGTCTTCTAGATTTGATTGCTCTACGTGACAAGCAAGTATCTTAGATTCTTTAATATCTGAATTGTGTATAGTTGATTTTGATAATTGTGAATTCGATACCTCACAACCATGGAAATTACATGTATCATAGATACCGTCTATTATCATACAATTTATGAACTCAATCTTATTAACTGTCATTATTGATTTTATCTGTGCATCAACGACCTCTAATATTTTCCTATCAGTATCAAAATTTATGATACAATCTTTAAGATCATCAACACTCTCAATTAAATTGAATAATTGGTTAAACATACGTCCGAAGTTTGAATCAACAACCTCAAATGTACCATCTTGGTCCACTTGTAACTCGATAGATGGAAATTCAACAATAAATTTATCAAATTTATAGAATGTTTTAAATTTATCGATATTCTCTTCCATATACTCTTCCAATTTCTTCGAATCTGATGTATCAAACGGCAGGTCAATAGAAGCATATGTATCTAGAACGAATCTATCCATGAAATATAAAATAGTGCCTATATTCTTCTCATAATCAGTACCACCAATATACCTATACTCAATTCTCTGATCTTTTTTACTATTTGGCGTATTTATGAAGTTTATACCAAAATACTTATCATTCGGTAGCTTCATTGAATTACTAACAGAATCTATATTCACATTAAAGAAATCATACTGTTTAAATGGTATTAGGTTTTTAACTGACTTTGAATATATGTTGTTTTTCCTACCAGGAAAGAATCTGTATATTTCATCTTCATCAGTGTTTAATATTAATTTTAGGATATTCAAATCATTTAAATTTATATCACCCTGAAATGAAATGTTAAAGTGTAATGAACATTTATCAGTTGTTTTACCATATCTACGTATGAAATTCAAAATCTTGGCTAGAAAGTATTTGGCCTCAACATACTGTAGTGGGCCTGTTATAAGTTCTACCATGTTACTTCCACCGGATAAATCAGGTTCTATCTTAAAATTCTCGGCATCTGGTGTGAAACTGGAGTGATATTGTCTAAACCCATGAACCTTGACAGGCGATAGTTCCTTATTCAATATCTCCATTGTTTTATAATATGAAATATCTACCATATAAAACTCGAACTCCATACCTATTACCGCATTTGATAGTTTCTTATGTTCGTGAATAAATTTCTCGGAATATTTTCTCATATATTATATATTAATATTTTAAACCACAGTATCAACTATTAGTATATACCCCCATAGAAGATTAGGCACTATTATGATTTTAGATAACATAGTTGATATTAAGATAAGTAAAAAAACAGTAACATATTATAAATCCAGGGGATATGATTGTAATATTGGTAAAATTACATCTATTAAAGTATCAGATTTACAGTGTGGTAGCCATGTTAAAATAAATGTCAAGTGTGATATCTGTGAATGTGAGAAATTTATAATGTATCAAAAATATCTCAAAAATATACAAAACCAGAACACTTATTCTTGTAGTAGTAAATGTGCTCAATTCAAGGTGAGGAAAACAACTATGGAAAAGTATGGAAGTGAATATTATACACAAACATCCGAATATAATACTCGTGTTAAGGAAACAAATATGTCTAAATATGGTGTTGAATTTTTCCTATCCAGTGAGTATGTAAAGGAATCAATATCCAAAACAAATTTAAGAAAATATGGATATGAAAATGTATTCTCATCCCCACATATAATAGATAAAATCCAACAAACAAATAAAAAGAAATATGGTAATATAAATCCAAGTAAAAATAGTGAAATTAAAAAAAAAATAAGCAAAAAATTAACAAAATCTTGGAAAAACAAATGTGTGGATTTCTACACCGATATAAATATAATCAACTATGAAAATGGTGTTTATAATATATTATGTGATAAAGGACATAAATACGATATAACGAATACATTATTATGTAATAGAAGAGTTATGAACCTAAATACTTGTACTGAGTGTTTCCCGGTATCTGATAATAAATCACAACAGGAAAAAGAACTTCTCAATTATATAAAATCGATATATGATGGTGAAATATTGGAGAATACTAAATCAGTTATACACCCATTGGAATTAGACATATATTTACCCGATTTAAAAATGGCTTTTGAGTATAATGGGTTGTTTTGGCATAGTGAGTTGAATAAATCAAAAAACTATCATTTACGAAAAAATATATTATGTAAAGAAGTTGGTGTTGAACTGATACAAGTATGGTCTGATGATTGGGAATATAAACAGGATATTATCAAATCAATTATACGTAATAAATTTAATTTAAACCTAAATAAAATATTTGCTAGAAAATGTACCATATCAGAAATAACACACAAAGAATCTAAGGAATTTTTACAAAAAAACCATCTTCAGGGTAGTGTGAATTCAAAATATAGAATCGGTCTGATATATAATGATGAATTAGTATCTGTTATGAGTTTTGGTAAAACAAGGAAACCATTGGGTGAGAATGGCGATAAATATGAACTGACCAGGTTTGCTAGTGTATTAAATACCAATGTAATTGGCGGAGCTTCTAGAATACTCAAATATTTCACGAAAACATATTTAAACACATCAGAAGAAATAGTCAGTTATTATGATAAAACGTTTGGGTATAGTAATTTTTATGAAAAAATAGGATTTACCTATATCAAGGATACGAAACCTGGGTATAGTTATATAATTGATGGTATTAGACACAATAGGTATAATTATAATAAAGGTCGATTGGTTAAACAGGGATATGATAGTGATAAGAGTGAACACGAAATAATGAAACAACGGAAAATATATAGAATATATGATGTTGGTAACATTAAGTATGTTTATGAAGTGATGGGAACATGAGGTTGTAATATATATATTCAAAAGAGTTTTATAATAATTGATGAATTTTTTCTGTGTATATTCAAAAAACCGTAAAAAGGTTGATAAGTATTTTAAGAACAACCGTATAAGAAACAAGTATATTATCGACATAAAGAAAATTGTTGATGAAGAAGAACTTGATTTCAATGAGGATAAAACCTATCTTAAAATATTAATATTCAATCGAATCGAACAAGCTATCCAAAGAAATAAAGATATTTATTATATTCCAAATTTCAACGAGGAGTTCTCCATAAACAAACTTCTCAATCTCAAAAAAATGTTAGGAAAAAACGATTTCAACGTACTTGTTTTCTACAATGAGTTCAGAAAAGACCCATCAACATTATCATCAATACTCGAAAACCTTTCGAAATTTAGTAGCTCTCAAATAATAAGAGACTACTAAGGGATTTAATTCCGATAATATATACTGAAAATATAGTTCAATATGGCATTATCTAGAAGTTCAACAGGATCACCATTAAATCTTACGGTAACTCAAATAAAATCAACAAGCGGAAAAGCTACATCATCAACACTTGGTGAGTACGCAACTGGTGATGAATTTGAATCTATTTTTTCATCAAAAAACAAATACTACAGATTCGAAACAGAGGGTAAACAGAGAAGTGTATTATCAAAAGATGAAAACATACACACAAATGACATTTATGAGATATCAACTAACAAGATATTACGAGAATTTGATAATATACCACACTTAAAATTAAGACCAGCAGATTTTGCATACAATAGAGATGTTGGTGTATATCCAAATAATAGACTGATAATACTCAGAAGATTTGCAAATCCAATAAACGATGATATCTATTCTATAACGAATGATAAATCTCCGGGAAAACCTATATCAACAATAGTTGGATATGTTAAAAATACCGAAGATTTTATAAATTTCAATGTTAATGAGGAGTGGGATGTTGCAGACGCTAGTTTCAAGAAATTACTTAATAAGGTCGGTGATGATTTTGGATTCAGTAAATTCCAAATAGGTGATTTATTATCAAGTGGTAATAATATTATACCAATGCCAGGAGCAACAGAATTATTACAAAGAAGGTTAATGGTTAAATTCGGTCTAATTGGTGAAAATGAATCGGCTGTTATACCCTCTGGTGATCCTAACTTAATAAAAGATGCTAAAATAAGAAAACTAGTAACTGATGGAACGAATGGTTCTGGATTGACTGGTAAAATATCTATTATTTTCGAAGTTACATACGAACAGAAATTCATTGCCGGAGTTGATCCCACATTTGTCTACATGGATATATTGGGTATTCTTTTAGCAATGGGTACATCAGAGTCTAAATTTTATCTTGGTGGTGGTGGAGATACTGCACTCAACAAGAAGATAAAAGAATTTATACACAATCCCAATGAAACAATTAAACAATTCATAAAAGCTACGATTGCAGCCTTTGGATCAGCTATTGATAAATTGAAGAATCTTTTTAATGACAGTATAGATGAAATAGCAGATGATGGAAAACCACTAAGTGAAAAAATATCAGACGGGGCCACTGCCGCTGTTATGTTTTTGGGCCGAACAATTATTGGAGATGCGGAGGCGGCTGAGGCTGCGACAGCTGGTGTGTCACAAATACAAAGTGTGTTAAATAACGTAACAAAATATATAGCTGACTTTATATCAGCTAAATACAGAGTCGAGGCTTTGGGTATATTCGCTGCTCTATCTGGAGCACCATCAACACCATGGCATGTTACAATCGGTAATCCATTACGACCAACATTTTGCTCCGGTGATATGTTATGTACTAAAGTTGATATAAAACAAGGACCACAACTAAGTTTTAATGATTTACCAACATATATTACAGCAAAAATTGAATTAAAATCTGCTAGGGACCAGGGTATGCAAGAACTATTTACGAAATTCAATTCCGGTGGAATGAGAACAGTAAGTAAAACTTCTGATGGTGTTAATAAGAAGGGTTATCTTATACAACCCGGTACAACTTTCTGGTCAAAGGCATATGGGTTGAATGTAGGCGAAGATGGTGAGATAAGCACACTGAATGCTGATGGTTCGGTTGGTAATGTAATAGTTCCGGTAATACCAAAAACAAAGGTTAGTGATCCAGAAGTTTTGGTAGATAAAATACAACCAGAAGCAAGTTTACCTGAGCAATTTACGGAATCTGTTGCAGATGCAACTGAATATATTAAGAATGGAGTTGAATCAGTACTTGATAAAGGAAAAGAGGTTACTGGTGATGCAATAGACTACGGTACTGAGAAATTCGAAGAGGCCAAGAGCTGGGTGGGTAATTGGTGGAATAGTTAATGATTAAATAAAAAATATATAAATTATGAAGATATACGATATAGACGAACTCAAATCTACGAATGGATTTCACGACTTAACACAAACGACATTTAATTACAATATTGATGTTTTTAATGAATCTACAAGACAATATTTTGTTCGGAGAGGTGAAGAAATGAGGATTGACCTTATTTCCGACACATTATATCAGAATGTGGATAATGTTGATATATTATGTAGTTATAATAATATAGATAATCCATTGAATTTTAAAGAGGGAGAGTTGATAATATATCCAGACTACTCGGATATAATAAACCTTAGATATGTTGATCCAGATTTACTTGAAAACGAATTAACAACACAGTCTACATCAAAAACAACTCGTAAGGATCCAAGTAGACAAGAATATGTTGATAACAAACGGGCCCTAACACCAACACAGCTAAATCGTAGAATATCTCCATTAAATACAGGATCCGACCAATTATCGATAGGTGATGGCCTTTTTTAATAAATAATATATGATAAATCCAACAGACTATTCATTTGATGTAGGAATTTATACTGGTCTTACTCTACAGGGTGTTACTGATTTAGTATATGAGAAATTGAATATACTCGACCCAACTGGGTATGATCCATTATGGACAGAGTACAACGACATAACAAGAGAGCATTTTTTCGCTCAAGCAGGTGTAGTAGGTCAGGTATATGATTCGGAAGCACTTTGGAGACAAAGCGCATCTATAAGGAAACGACAAATACAGAAAGCACTTGAAATTATTGAATTAGTGGATGGTCCAAAATCGGCAAATCCAATACAGAAAGAAATAATTACTGAAGTAGAACCATCCTCGATAGATTCTATCGAAACAATACCTCTTGATGATGGTTTATTAGAAATATCAGAAATACAAGTAGTAAATTATGAACTAGAAAAAGATACTAATATTGGATCACCTATATTAGAAACAAATGTAGAACCAGAGGATGTGATAGAACAACCGGGTGATGATTCATCCGAGGATGTTAAATCACAAAGTGAATCTGATTTCATACCAGTACAACTCACAGAAGTGTCAAAACCATCTATACGGCCAATCCCAATAACTTTCAACACTGGGAATATGAGTCCCAAGGATCAGAAACAATTTGAAGTTGGTTTGGGTCAAGTACCACTCGTTTATTATAATGGTATTCACATCGAATATAATAGAATAAAAACTTTTATGTTATATCACGAGGGTATATTACCAGCATTGAAGGTTTCATTTGCAGACCAGGCTTCATTTCGTGATATTGGATTCCCAACGGATGATATTTCGATAACGGTTTATATAAATTCTCGATCCAAATTAGTGAGGTCTATATACATGGATTTCAAAGTAACTAATATGAGAGATTCCGAGGGTATTATTTCAATAACAGGTATTACCGACATACCACAAATTTACATAGCTAAATTTGAATCATATAATTCCAGAACATCATTAGACGTTATGAAAGAAATAGCCAAGACATGCAAACTTGGATTCCAATCAAATATAAGTTCAACATCTGATAAGCAGACTTGGATAAACCCAGGATTTAAAAGAAAGGCTTGGATTGAGAGTATATGTGAGAACGCTTATATATCAGATAAATCATTTGTTACTTGTTACATCGATTTCTATTACAATCTATGCTATATGGACTTAGAAAAAGAAATTGGACGAGATATATCAAAAGACCAGATGAGACTTTCAACTGGTAAGTCTGAAATTACTGACGATCCAAGAGACGAAGACACAATAATACCAGTGTTATTAACTACTGATAAATCAGCACTAGACACAAACTGTCATGTCAATAAAGTTGATATTTTGAATAGATCGACAAGAATAAGTCTAAACAGAGCATATTCAACCAAGACAAAGTTTTATGATGATATCAATAAAGAAATTTTGATATTCGATATTGATACTATTGCCGAAGATAAAACTAAATTAATATTAAAGGCTAAATTAAATGATTCACAATTCTATAAAGAGAATCAAAATAATGTATGGGTTGGTAAGATTGATAAATATGGAAATGGTGATGGCAATTCACACGATAATTATAATTACTCACAGATACACAACAAAGTTAATCGGACTGAATTAAACAAAATTGATATCGATATCGAATTAGATATACCTAATTACAATTTCTATTTATTTCAGAAAATAAGATTTGAGTTAATATATGATGTGCCTGGAGCCCTATCAACATCTATGAAACATGAAAGAATATCTGGTGAGGCTATAATAAATTCACTAGAATTCGTATTTGATGGTAATAGATTCTATCAGAAAATAGGATTGTTAAGAAGAGATTTAGAAAAGACTGAGGAAGAAATCGAGAATACAAGTGATGATAAGAATTATAAAGAGGAGTATCAAGAAAATGATAATCCACTTGGTCCGGATGATAATTTATCACAAGTGGAAGACCTGGAAGTTCCGGAATTAGAAGTTATTTCTCCTAAAATTGTAGAATTAGATGTTCCGAATACTATTCAAGATACTACTACATTTATCGTAAACGAAAGGGTAATAAAAGCCATGGACCTTTTGATAAATGAACACGGATCATCTAGATATGGTGCATCAGCAATAGTAGGTAATATGCTAGCTGAAAGTAATTTAATAGTTGATACACTAGAAATAAGTTTATTAAATCAAAAAAAATCATGGAACGGTGGAGTAAGTCTTGTACAATGGACCGGAGTCAGAAGAACATCATTTGAAAAATATTTTGGGATAGCAAATAGTAGAACAGAAAGAAAAAAATTAATCGGTATTTCTAACGAAAATGTCGAAGATTATCAGAAAAAAGTAAGAGAGAAGGTTTCCTTCGAAGCGGCTATAAAGTATTATTGGGAAGAACTATCTTCTTCTGTGCGTTCCAAATTAGAAACTGCTGATGATTCCGAAAAAGCAGCCGATGCAATACTGGCTGATTTAAGACCTGGGGATTACCTTTGTTGGTCACTTTGGGATGGTAAAGGAGCTACAAGTGAATTTTGTACAAGAGGTCAGAAAACTAAGGCAGATGCTTTGATATGGAAAAACAAACAGAGAAATCACAGGGTTGAAAATTCACAGATAGCTTATAATACTTATAGTCAAAATAGACTAGCTTAATTGATAGTAAATCTTAATATATAGTATATGAGATTTATACACAATTATAAACAATACCAAGAATCTTTACAAATAGATACTAGATTCAATCTTATAGATAATTTAAAAGAATCATTATCTATGTGGCATGATGTATTACTAGCTTCGATTGGAGCCGAGGAAGTTGATATGGTTGGTGAATTTCACCTAGATAAGGAAACAATGGATATGGAACTTAGTAGCCTAAATAATAGTACCGAATTTCTAAACTCATTATCTTCGATAGGTTTGAAACAATCAACGGTTGTGGAAACAGATAATTATGAAACATTCATAAACAGACCCTGTAAATTTATGTTGGTATATGATGTAAAAGCCAATGAATTAGAGACGCCAGAATATATTCTATTTCAATCATGGGACAATGGTGAGAAGAAATGGGAAGAAACTAAACTATACAAGATAAATGGCAACATAAATGACTTCTATAATAAACTCACATCCAGAACAATTGAAATAATTGATGGTGAGAATAATTACATCTACAGTACATCAAATGGTAATGACTGGATATTACAAAATATACAAAATCAGAATGATGATTATACCAAAACATTTAGAAAAGAAGAGTTTGAAGAATTATTGGACCGGGAAGGTCTAAAATTGAATATCATTTAACACTCCTCTTGATATATTCTAACATAACATAATCTTTACTATTCACATCAGCTTCCATCCACTTCCAAGTAAATGTCTTTTTTAGAAAATTTGTTCTACTTTCATATAGACTTATCCGATCATTTATTTCCTTTAACGGAATATCACTCTGTGGCATAATATCTAATGAAACTGATAGCCTAAGGAGTTCTAGATAATCACCTTTTCTATATGCCTCTGTTGCCTCCATGTATAGAGAGTTTAATAGTTCATTAGTTATTTTATCAGGATGTGTTTCTTTAACTATCTTACGAAATAGGTCTTTGGTATCAGTGTCTTTCTGTATGGGTTCCTCTTCTATTTGTACAACTTCAGAAATTTCTTCAACTGGATTCATATATATCTCTTTTAAATCTGGATAATTATTTAACAACATATTAACTGATGTCATAAAATGTATATCAGCTTCTGATATAAGCTCGGATTGATAAATGTAATCAGCCTCCACCCATTCTAACTTTTTGAAAAGTCGTTTCACTTCTAAAAATTTCAATTTATCCACATGTATTGTATTTTTTATTATAGACTATGTTGTTATAAAACCACGTAATTTTTTAATATATATCATATGTTGGATAGTTATAAGAAATTTATGGAAAATATATATGCTCGTGAGGATATATCATCTTTGTGTAAAAAGTACGGAATCACTGATTATACAATAAATGAAGATGAGACCGTTGATGTACATCTAAGTGTTTTCATATCGAGATATAGTAATCTTAAAAGATTACCACTTAACTTCAACTCTGTAAATGGTGATTTTTTTATAGCGGATAATGCATTAGAAACTCTACATGGATGCCCACCACACATAATAAATGTATTGTCAGCATCTGGTAATAATATAACATCATTTGAGGGTGGTCCGAAAACTGTGGGGAATTTATGTGATGTTACACAAAATAAAATCACAACATTAAAAGATTGTCCGACTATATATGGTTCCTTTTTCTGTGGTCACAATTACTTAAAATCACTCGTTGGTTGTCCTAAAATACTCAAGACTTTTGAATGTAATAATAACAATTTAAAATCGCTTGTTGGATGTGCCGATACTATAAATGGAACATTTAATTGTGAATATAATGCATTAGTTGATTTGGTTGGTGGTCCTAAACATGTCAAAAAAAATATAGTACTAGATCATAATAAACTAACAAGTTTAATTGGATTTCCAGAACTATATTCGGAAACGGCAACACTTACATTATATAATAACCCAGTATATGATGTATATTCATTATTTAATACCATATCCGCTGCTGAATACATGAACGAGTGGGAAGTTATTGATGTCGATAATATGCAAGTATCATATCTTAGGATTTGTGAAGTGTATAAATCTCTAGATATACCAGTATTAAAATATGAATTAGTAAAAAATCATTTCGATAACACAGAGGGTAATTACACTTTGGTGAATTAATATATAAACTATGAATATTAAAGAACTTTACAATCTTAGAGAAATTCTTGTAGAAGAAGGTTTGATAGAAGATGTTAAAGATATAGACCAGTTGATAGAAGAGAGTACATCAGCAACCGGAGGTGCAGGAGGAGGTTCTGTGATGAGTGGAGGTACTTCTTTAGCTAATTCAAGACCTGGTGGACATGGTACTATACAATCTTCACAACCAGGATCACCCAAAGGCCGTGATTGGATTAATGGCGGCTTATCAGATGGTGAAGATGGTGATGTGAATGTTGCATTTAATCCATCAGGAGATGATCGTATCTTTCAAAAGATGCCTATGGGTAAAGGACATGGTGCTCAAACTGGTAAGAAATCCAGAGAAAAGAAACTTGATATCAAACACGTAAGAGATATACTGAAAAATCGTGGGAGTGATGGTGAGAAGCCAGGTAAAGTAATGGATTTCAATGATTTCACCAAATCACAAATGGGTGATGTCAAAAAGTTAGATAAGTAAGATGCCGATTATTAACAAATTCAATAGTTTTAATGAATCCACGGATAGTAATCTATATAAGAATATACAGGATGCTTTCTCGGAGTTAATTGATGAGGGATATATGGTAAAATAGAATTAGATATAACTCAGATATCAAAACTTTCAGGAACTGATAAACCAAAGTTCGTAAAATTAGAACACAGTAGTAAAAATCTACAATTCTTCTATGGTGATGAATGGGGTATTATTGATAATAGAAAGGAATTATGTCTATGGATGCTTTCGGCTAGAATAAACCAAGATGAGTTGTTAGTGAAAAATCCGAAGTGGGGTAAATCTGGGAATATGTTTAAAACAACAGAACATAATAATTCAACAAAAACATTATATTCACTTGACTTCTCACTTAATAATGAGATAACTTTTCAAGAGATTTGAACAATGACGGGAAAAATCCATATAAAACTATGGAAGAATTCAACGAAAAATTAATAATATGTGGTAAGTCAGGATCAGGGAAAGACTATCTACTAATAAAGCTCAGAGCGATGGGATTCAAAACCTCTATCAAAACAACTACCAGGCCACAAAGAACAAGTGAAACAAACGGTATAGATTATCATTTTGTAACAAATAAGGCATTTAAAGACTCAGAGATGGTTGTAGAACAAACCTTTAATAATCATCAAAATGATGAATGGTTTTATGGTTTTGAACGAAAGGAATTCAACGAAAAGAATGTATTTATAATGACACCAGGTGAAGTCAGTCAACTAGATGAAAATATTCGAAAGGAATGTTTTGTGGTATATCTGAACATTGATTTAGAGACACGAAAAAACCGCCTTTCAGATAGAGAAGATATTAACGACTCTATCCAAAGGCGGTTAGATGCTGATGAGAAAGATTTCTCATCATTTGAGGACTTTGATTTATCTATATCTGATCCACAATTCGAAGTTGAAGATATTATTTCTTTGATGTTTTGATAGCCTTAGCAAGAACGACTTCAACAAATTCACACATCTTTAAATCGTTCTCAACACAATACTTCTTCACTTCTAAGTGAATATCGGATGAAATAGTCAAAGTTTTTACTTTTTTCTCACCTTGTTTCTTGATTATTACATCTTCTAAATTCTTCAAGTGTGATTTAACATTATTTATCTGTTCTAGTGAAAATTCAACTGCTTCTCCTGAAATCTCTTCCAGAGCCACTTCTAGATTTTCTGTAAATTCTTTTAATTTATTTCTCATGATTTTAAATATTTATTTTTAATTATATACTTAAATAATTAAATAGTTTATATCAAGTATGGATTTTTTATATAACGGAACGTAAAACACATAAGTCTTTAGCTGATGTGTAGTTCATACTATTAATCTAAATGTGTTTAAAATTAAATTACTATACCTATCAAATGACTCAATTAATCATCTAAGATTTTTCTTACTTCCGTATGGTTTTTTAACATTTTCCTCTTTAACAACTAACTTATCCAATTTAAATACATTACATGCTTTATAAAGGTCATTACACACTTTATCCAATTCATCCCTAACGCTTAAATTTACTATTTTTTCAGTTGCCATGTCATATTATTTATTCATAAAGGATCTAATTAAATCAGTTGCACTAACGACAGCAGGTATTACTTTCTCAATGATATCCTTGTGTAAAGCATCTTTATCATTATTCAAATCTTCATTCGTCTTTAGTAATTGTGCAATCGTTTTATTCTTATCTTCTAATCTATCGGCATGTATTTTATTAATGACACCAAATGCTGTTAATAAAAATCCAGCCAACACAACAATAACCCACCTCATCCATTCAAATCCATCACTAGTAATGGGTGGTTCGGTGATAATAATCTGAGGCATTACCAAAACTGGGAAAATAATCTGTGCAATCATAAATAAAAAAACTTTTTTCTTCATATCTTTTCTTTTTATTAAACTAATGTATATATAAAAATGATATAATAGGTTTTTTTAATAACTCATATGTATTATAATCTATTGATATAACTCATATGAGTTATTTAACAGAGCATTTGTGAAATTTATATATATACAGTAAAATAAAAATAAAAATAAAAATGTCACACAAAGAAAATATAAACAAGATACACTTTGACCTTACTACCCAATTCGAAAACGTTACAATCGAAGAAAACGCTGATAGAACATTTGGAAACTATGTTAAGATAGGTGTAACAGAAGGTCTTGAGCTAACAGCCATGATTGAGAAAGTTTCAATTGAAAATGATTCATTCAGATGGTTCTATCTATCCGACCCAGCAAATGAAAAATCAATTGTAGAACGAAAGTCAAACATACACACATTCGCCAAAGACGTAAAAGGTATTTTTGATAATAAAAGATTTGACGAAGATTATATCAAGAGGATTGAAGAAGAAAAATAAGTAAATTATGAACTTTATACAGATATCATTCAATAATATAAAGGCCGAGACCGAAAGATTTCTTAGACAGGAACACAGTAAGGCTTCTCTACTTTATTCACCAGCATCACCATTTGGGCATATATTATCAGCAATACAGAATTATCAACAGTTATCTTTCCTGTACCTTAAAAATGCTCTAAGAGGTTTTGATTTGAGTTTACCAAATTCAAATAATCCTAAGATAATAAGAAATGCTGCCATATTCGCAGGTCATAGTCCAGGAAGAGCTATCTCATCAACCGGAACCCTTAAATTGGCTGTTAAATCTGGGATAGACCTCGAAACAGAATTGAGAGGTGGTCGTGTAACACTTAAAAATAGATTATTACTGAAGAATAACACAAACGGACTTTTCTACTCACTCAATCTTGGTCAAGATAAAATAACATATCAGGTAAGTACAACAACTCAGATATTCTTACCAATAATACAGGGTAGAAGTAAAGAAACCAAATTCACTGGTAAAGGAGAAATAAATTCTTCATACCAAGTAGCACTTAAAGGAAATCAAAACATAGAAAACTTCAATGTTGAGGTACTTGTGAATGGTCAATATTGGATAGTAAAGAAGCATCTTTATGAATTATTGCCTAGTGAAAAATCATGCGTTGTTAAAACAGGATTTAACGATGGTATTGATGTTATATTTGGAAATGGAGGATTTGGTAAGATACCTGACATTGGATCAACAATAATAATAAAATACTTAGTGACTGACGGTAGTGTGGGTAATATATTTAGAAGAACTCCGAACGACTGGACATTTGTTGAAGATGCACTCGATGGGTTTGGTGGTACATTAGATGTAACATCCATTTTTGACATACTCATTTTTAATGACATAAACTTTGGTAGTGATAAAGAGAGTGTTAAATTTACTAAGAATCTATTACCAATAGCTTCGAATAACTTTGTACTTGGATTACCACAACAATACGCATACGAGATTAAAAAATTGGGAGTTTTCTCTCATGTAAATGCTTATGAGAACGATAGTATTATATTCATCGTAGCCACACCAAACATAAGATTGTTTAAGAATAGAAATGCTGATTACTTCTCAGTTAATATCACAGCCTTTGAATTAGATGATTATGAGAAATCGAAACTTGATAAATACATCCGTGGAAATGGTAATATACAATTGACTCGTAAGTATAGAATCGATTCACCCAAGTTATCATATTACATAATAAATGTTTTCATCGTTAGATATTCGGATGTAAATGACGATTCCGTAAATGCACAAATAACCGACATCGTATCAGAATACTTTTTGGACTTAAATAGAATAAGTAGGATACCGAAATCTGACCTTATATCAAGTTTAGCTGGTTTAAATGATATACACTCAGTTGATGTACAATTCATATCTAAGAAGAATGAAGACTATCACAGAAACAATAAGATAAAGTCCGATAATAAATTGGCGGCATCTGAATCACGAATAGCTCCTATTGGAACCGAAATTGATCCGGATTACCAACCAGATTTGGCAGTAGGTCTTGACCCAGTACTTGGTGATATTCTCTTCGAATCAGAAGAATATCCAATTGTGAGAGGTGGTTGGTATGACCGCAATGGTGTTTATTTCTCACCAGATATAAAAGACACTAATCTTAAATCAATAAACATAATAAAGACTGGTGTTGTTGATTCAAAACAAAGGAGTAATAAATAATGTTAATATCTAAAACATCAATCGTTAAATCAAGAGGTAATAATAAATTATCATATTATAGTGAAGTTGGATATGATACCTCCAATCCAACTTTTGAAGTAATAATTAATGACCTATTACCAAACTCATCTTATATAGTTGAGGTTTCATGTGATTACTGTAATGATATTATAAAAACTCCATATAAAAGGTATATTAAGAATACAACCACTTCACTTGTGAGGAAATATGCATGTAAAGGATGTGTTACTGATAAAAGAAAAGAATCTAATCAAATTAAGTATGGATGTGATAACCCAATGCAAAATAGGGAAGTGTTAGAAAAAACCAAAAATACAAACCTAGAAAGATATGGTGTTGAATATGTTTTACAATCCAAGGTTATTAAAGAGAAAATAAAGAAAACCAATTTGAAAAATAGTGGTTTCGAAAATCCATTCCAGTCCGAAATTATTAAAGAGAAAATAAAGAAAACCAATTTAGAAAAATATGGACATGAGAATCCATTCCAGTCCAAGGTTATTAAAGAGAAAATAAAGAAAACCAATTTAGAAAAATATGGTGTTGAATATTATACACAATCTGGTGAATTTCTATATGATAAAGAATTGAATAAGGAAAAAATAAAGAAAACCAATTTAGAAAAATACGGTGGCCATCCAATGTCAAATGATATTATAAGAAGTGATTTTAATATATCAAATGATGTGAATTATTTATACTATAATAGTGATAGTATATCAACATTTAAATGTCACAAGGGACACACATTCAGTATAAGTAGTGATAATTATTCATCACGTAAATGGTTTGATGTAAACATATGTACGATATGTCAACCTATAAATTCATCAATATCGACACAGGAGAAAGAAGTATTTCATTTCATAACATCTGTATATGATGGTAAGGTTATTGAAAACTACAGAGATGGTTTGGAGATAGATATTTATTTACCAGACATCCAAATTGGATTTGAATATAATGGATTATACTGGCACTCCGAGGAACACAAAAGTAAATATTACCACATAAATAAATCTGAACATTTTATTGAAAGGGGAATACGTATAATTCACATATGGGAAGATGAATGGAAATATAAGTCCGGTATAATTAAAAGTCAGATAAAAAATTGGATAGGTTTAACAGATTTCAAAATACCCGGAAGGAAATGTAGTGTGATAGAATTAAAAAACCCATCAGACTTCCTAAAACATAACCATATACAGGGTAAGTGTCCATCAAGTTTTAATTTAGGTCTTAAATATAATGACGAATTGGTATCCGTTATGTCATTTGATAGATTTGAAGGTCGTAAAAAAATGTTAGAGGGTGAGTGGAATCTATCTAGGTTTTGTAATCGTGAAAACACCATTGTTGTCGGTGGATTTTCAAAACTACTATCTTACTTCATTAAAAATATACACACCACCAGGATAATAACTTATGCAGATAAATCATGGAGTAATGGGTTATTATATGAAAGAACTAACTTCAAAATAACTAAAATATTGAAACCAGATTATAAATATATACAAAACGGAATAAGATTGAATAAAACTAAGTATCGTAAAGGTCGATCTACGAATAATATGTCGGAAAAGCAATATACACAAAGTCATAATATTAAAAAAATATATGATTGTGGTAAGATAAAATTTGAATTGATTATATGAAGAAATTTACGGAATCAACAGTTTCACACAACCAATCACACCTTGTGGAAATGTGTGATCCGGAGAGACAAGAAGCTTGGGTCGAAAGATTTCACTCATTTACATACTGGGAACTAAATTATGAATGGATTAAAACAATATCACCAACTAAGTTACAGTTGATTGGCCCAATAGATGATGGACTAGACGAATACAGACCAAATAATATATAAGACATGTTATACGAAAGAAAAGATCTACCAGAACTACACACATTGAAACATAGACACGATGATTTTGATGATTATGTTGATTACGAAAAGACAATATTAACGTCTTCTTTATCACCATACATATTTAATAATGAAATAATGAATGGATTTTTACTGAAGTTACAACCTCTAACAGCACTACTATTTGACCAGATGAATGTCGTTAAAAACTTTAAAAATTACACAGTGGATAAGTATTATTATAAACATAATGGGTAAATTTAAAACCAACCACCAAAGTTAATATATAAGTATAAGAAATAATACTTAAAATGTCAGAAAAGAAAAACATACAGGGTTTCAAGAAGTTCTCTGAAATGAAGAAAGAGAAACCAGGAATTGAAGAAATCCAACCGGAAATCCAACCGGAGACAGATTCAAGTAGACCTATGAATCCAAATCTACCAGATGAGAATAGGAAAATTGAGAAGCCAGCTTCTAGAAAGGGTATAATACCACAGGATCAAGATATTGAACTTGGTAGAACTGCAACCGAACAAGAAGATGAGGAAGAAACTAAGTTCGATGAAACGAAGGGTGTTAAATTCTACGGTAAGGTTGCTAAATTTCCAAAAGCAACAAAGGCATCGAAAGCACTTAATTTTTTAGAAAACGTTAAAATACCTAAGAATTCAATTTGGTATATTCTTGTTGAAAAACAATCAAACGAACTTCAGATGTTGAAATACAACAATAAAAAAGGTGTTGATATGGAAAGATTTGTTACAGAACTCAAAGGTTTCTATCTAAAACAGTATGTTGAAAATCCTAAAATGACAAAATTAATCGAAAATATGACTGTCAAGGGAGCAAAAGACTTTTCATCTATACAAAATATTCCGAATGTTGAAATAGAGAAGGGAAAGAAGATGATTACTAAAATCACAGAAGACCTACTTAAACTACTTTCTAAATAATTTAGGTTTTATTATAATATTCTAATAAATATTCCTTATTTTTACGCTTAATCCACCTATAGCAAGTTTTACCATATTTAATTTTAAATTCTTTAATATCCGAGCATGTGATTATAGATTCCATAGCTAAATCATCACACCAATTTACCCTATTCTTAGACAACTCACCAGTTAATTTATCAAATATTTTCATACGGTGTAGTTTATAAAATAATTTACTATTCATCTTACGTAAATCATAAATATTGTCATATTTTGATATCTCTTCTTTCATTTTCTCAACATGATAGATATTTTTATATATCACATCATAATCAACATATACATCACACACATCAATACCCAATATACATGTTAGTTGTTTTTTTATATCATATTCATAATTATTTGAAATTTCTTTTATAAAGAAAACCATTATACCAAGTTCTTCACACATACCTTTTTTAATATTACTATTATCACCATTTCTATGCCAATATTTACCATCAAATTCAAATGCTATTTTAATTGAAGTGAAATACACATCCAATTCATATGGTTTAATTATTTTCCTATCATTGTACTCACATAACTCACCAAACACACTTTCTAATATGTACCGGAGTATTAATTGTGGGGTACTATATTTCCCAACATACATATGTGAACATATATCATCCAACACACCCATCCTAAGCGATGTTGTGTAGGCAACTGCATCATTTTCACAAAACTGTCCCCTCGTATAGTACTTAGATGATATTTCTTTTAATTTATCTATTGTGTATTTATAACCACTCCTCGCCCTATTACGATCTGCTGAGATTTTTGAAATATACACATCATCTTTATATAAATTCATTTTTTTCACCATCCACCTAACTTCATCATATCCTTTACACAACATTATAGCTATTTCTGAAGTTTCTTTTTTATTAAAATTTTCTTTCAGTAAAAAAATATCTTTATCCGACCACACATTACCAACACGTTTATAATTTGAATCTTTTCTTAACCCCATTTTAACAGATTTGTTTAAAATCCGTCTTTTACTTTTACCCAATATATCACACAATTCATATAATTGTTTATTTGGATAATTTAGCATTAATAATTCCACTTCATTTTCGGACCATCTCATAAACTATATATAAAAACAATGATCCTCCGATACTCAAAATGTTTTTAAAACATTCTTCACATATATTCATATAAATGTATGGATGTTAATAAAATTTATTTAGGGGATTGTATAGATATAATGGATGATAGAATCGATGATAATTCAATTGATTTAATTGTAACTGATCCACCATATGGTATAAATTACCAATCATTTCGAACTAATTCAAACATTATTAAAAATGATGATAATCTTCACTGGCTAGAAAACTTTTTCAAAATACTGAATACAAAAGCTAAAGACAACACACACCTTTACTGTTTTTGTGATTTTGAGATGTCTGCCGATTTCCTTATTGAGATAAGGAAATATTGGAAGGTTCGTAATATGTTGTGTATTCCACGTAAAATTAAAGGAAATGGTGGTGACCGTATATTTCAACAGCAGTTTGAAACTGTAATTTTCGCAACAAAGAAACAGGGTAGGAAATTCAACCAAACACAAATACTTAAACCCTCAGAGGGTTATTTGAAAGATAAGAGGTATAAGGCGAAAGAATGGCTTTATAGACTACCAGACCACTGGCATTGGACCACATCAAGTGAATTCAACCATACTAGACTACATCCAAACCAAAAGAATGTTGAATGTCTTAAAGATATGATATCATTATCATCCAATCCGGGTGAAATAGTATTTGACCCATTTGTTGGTAGTGGTTCGACTTGTGTGGCTGCCAAAGAACTCAATAGAAAATATATCGGTTGTGAATTGGATGAAAATTATTTCGAAATATCAACAAATAGACTTAACTCAATATGAACTACACATTAGCTAAAGACTAATGTGTTTCGGGTTTCATAGAGTGTGCTTTATTACTAAAGTCTGATTTTCTCTCCACCTTTGTATTGGACAGTCCCTGCCCAAATATTTTTAAACCTTCTTTTAGAATATTTTTACTCGCATTAATATCTCTGTCATGTGTTTCACCAAACATTGGATTTTTTTCACCCGATACATCAGCATGATTCAAACTTATATTTTTCCTATGTTCATCTGAGAATTTCATACCATTCCATCCCTCACCACCATTTGTTATATTGGTTAGTCGATGCCCTTCTTCTCTAAACTTATTAATATAGTAAATTTCTCTTTCACATAATAAATCTCTACAATTTATAAAATCTTCGATTAAAATTATCTCTATATTTTCTTTACCAACTTTTTTAATCCAATTAGTTTTATGGTCTATTTTCTTATCATTGAGATGTCGCCTAAATCTTTCTTTTAAAGATCTGGTTGTTAATCCTATATATCTTACTTCACAAGAATTTATTTCACTAAGAGCATATATTTTATAATAGGGTTACCCCTTTAGGTCGCACTGCATCTTATTGATTCATAGGTAATTGATTTTGTTTTCACCATTCTGTGCAGTAATTTTTCAAACATTAACTCTCTGAAGTTCAGTCTGTTGAA